AGCCTCATAGACTGGGTGCCCTGCGGTCGCATAGGTCGAGTACTATTGCGGCAGGGCGAACCGATAGGCCGTGGGCTATTCATTTGCACGAAACACCCCGAAGCAGGGGGGTTTTGTCACACAATTAGACACTCCCTGCAGAATCAATGGGATAGCTCCGCAGTGGTCCTGCCATCTGCTTGATAACAAAGGACTGGGCGATTTTGTCCAGCTTTTATGCCAAGCCGCTACCAATGGACAGTGGGTCTGGTCGTACCCAAGCCGGGTCCGAGGACAGGTGCGGCGATTAAGCCCCGCATTCACCGCAGCCAGGCTCCCAGGCTACCCGCAAAGGACAGGGCCGCGCCATGGCGTCCTCAAAAATTTCCTGAGGTAAGCAGCGGCGGCTTCGCAGCGTTCAGGAGAGTCCTTCAGCATTCCTATGGCTACGTTGCAACTGAAACACAGCAGCGCTCTTGGCACAGGGGGTTTGCTATGTTTGTGGTCGGGCACCAGTGTCTTGGTTTCTTGGCAGAGGGCACAGCACTCGCTCTGGGCTTCCTTAGCAGCGGCAATGCTTTCCTCTGTCCACCCCATGTGTTTCAATCGCATTTTCCTAGTCTCATTAGGGTTGCGCGACCTCCACGTTTTTCGGGAAATTGCCAAGCGACGTGCAGCTTCCTCGACTGGCAGTTTCCTCTTCGTGTTGTGATGCCCAGTCACGTAGTTCAAAGGCTGACCCTCTACAGTTCCATAGCGCGGGTCCGTGCGCTTCGCCAAGCTAGTCTCGGCACCACATCCACATTTGCAAAGCATAAATCACCTCACATATAGTGTACCATGGGGTTACTCTTCCTGTCAAGCATATTGTAGTAGAATACCCAAAACGCAAACGTTAGGTACATGCGTCTCGATTTACGCCCCCGACGCAGAAGGATGGTCGGCCTTCCAAGGGTATGCCCCACCTTCACTTGGCCACCTGGAGAGCCTGTGGCTTCGCCTTCTCTTCGCTCCTGTCCATTGCACAGTCCGTTGCTGTTCGCATAGTGATTGCAAAGGACTTAGCTCGTGGTGGAGAGGCATGGATTCTCCTGTGCTGTTGCAATGCAAGGACTTAGCTATGCAGTGGTATCACATGGCACAGTATCAGGTAGCTGTCTCGCCAAGCGAAGAGAGAGCGAAGCCGGGAGCGCTGCAGTCGGCCTGGGCATTCGCTTTGCGTTCGCCTAGCGTGCTGCTAGGGACAGGGCACGGGCCGTGGCATGGGAACAGAGCGGTGCAGATGGGCGGGGAAACTACGCTAGGCAGTTCGCATAGCAGTGTGCTAGGGGAATGCATAGCAAGTGCTTGTATATGTATAAGATAGGGAGAAGCTTGGTAATTGCTAAGTGTTACAATCTGTAGTGTTACACCATGTAACATAGCTGGCTTGGCTTGGCAGTGAGCAGAGGAATGAGCTAAGTTATTGATAAGACTAAGACTAGTCAGTGATATAGATAGGCTTCTACCATGTCACCTGAGTTATGGTGAATGCATGGCAAAGGAACAGGAAGGAACAGGACCACGGCATCGGGAATACATGGCTTCTGCCTCTTGATAGTCTACTAGTAGGCACTCCCCGTTATGGCGCGGTTCGTGTACGCCGCGTGTACGCTTTGCAGACTACTCGGCATTTAGCTGTTCTTGAATGATAGCCTTGCCACTCTCTACCAGTTCGTGAGCAGGGCAGGGCTTGTTGCCGAGCGGTGCGTCGAAGAACGAAGGGCAATTAATCTTGTCCTCAATCTGGTTTAGTTCTGCCAGTCTCGCTACCAGCACATCATGCTTGGCATTGTGCTCAACCTGCGCTTGGGTTTGTGCTGGGGTTAGAGGCTGGGTAGTGATTGGGGCTTCTTTGGGATATGCAAAAGCTAATGCTATGCAGGATACTAAGACTGCCCCTAAGAGTGTAGCTAGGACGATGCTGCCCTGCTTGGTAGTTTGTGTCTGTTTATTGATGCGGATAGCTTCGATAGCCTCAGTGCTTGTGGTGAACCTCTCAGGATGAGCCGCTCTGTACTCTTCGAAGGATACTGCTTTGGGTTGTTTTGTGTTTGTCATAGGAACAGTCTAAGGCATAGCCTAGGGCGCTGCAATGGCACAACAGTGCTACGGCATGGCACATGCGGTGCATTAGCTTCGATTCTAGCCCTGTATCTGTCCTCTATGGCAGTCTGAGTCATCGGTGCGAGTTTGAGCGTAGAAACGAACGCCAGCGCATTCCCTTAACTCTATGTGCCCGCAAGGGTTGCACTTTAGTGCACAGAAAAGCACGAATGGGCCATGTTTTGTGCTTGACAGGTTTATAGTCTTCAGGCATACTTTTATCAGTCGAAGCCAATAAGTCAAGAGGCTAAGATAACTAACCGCCGAGTCCTCTCGAAGATGCTACCAAAGGCCGAGAAACTCAGGAAGCAATACCACTAAAATCAACGGTTGGTTCCAAGGGCCCATCATAGGAAACCCCGAAACCTGCATAGCAGAGGAAACCACTGCTCAATCGTGCTAGTCAAAGGCTTAGCAAACCTGCTACCACGTAAAACACAGACATTGACTAAGATCACGACAGACTGGCAACAGGAAACGTGATCTTAGATGAGTGCCTGAGGAGACAATATGACAGAATGGGAACGTAAGACGCACATGAAGCCCGTTAGGGAACTGCGAGGCGTTAAACTTGAGCCGCCTACAGAGCGAGCCCCGATGGGCTGCGGCAGTGGTAAGGTGCAATGGGATAGCAAGATTCAAACCCGCAGGACAGTGAGAACCAAACAAGCCTCATCGTTCTGGTCATGGCATCTTCAGTATGAGAAGGAGCAGACACTATGATGGACTGGAGGAGAAACGAAACGTACAGAAGGGACACTAGAAAAAGCAACTACCATTGCTCCTTCCGTAGACTTGGAAACTCAGTTTTGGTAAACGGTGGTGTAAGTGCACCCAACACACCGAAAACTCCTAAATATTGCACTGTTGATGCGAAGGGCAAAATTACGTATTATGATGCAGATGGTAGAGTGACAGCATCTAAACCAAAAGGTGTAAAGTAGGCCACTAGACACTTACCCTTGCTCACTGCACTGCAGTGGGCTGGGAGTAATTCTCTCGTTGGTCACGATGAGAACGAGGCGGCATAGTCAACCGCCTCAACACTTCGCAAAGGAGAATCACATCATGTACATTCCCGAAGCACCGCTGAAATACACCATCGTTTCGCATGGCGCACTGCCAAGCGCTGTCCGACCACGCATTGAATACGGTATTGAGCAGTTGCTCAATTGTGAGCAGTTCACCACAAACGATAAGCGCTTTGGCAGGGCTGTAACTACAAAGAAAACGAGGATAGGCTAGTGCGCAGCATCAAACTATCGCAAGGCTATTTTGCCTTGGTATCGAACAAAGATTATGTACGATGCATGCAAGGCTATGCATGGCACGTAGACAAGCGCAAAGATCGTACTACCATATACGCCAAGCGCATGTCCTATGAAGGCAAGGGCAAATCGCACACGGAGCAACTGCACCGTTTCATTCTTGGTGTCACTGACCCCACTATCAAAGTGGATCACAAGGATGGCAACGGATTAAACAACATGCGCAGCAACTTACGCCAAGCAACGCATGCTGAGAACTTGCAAAACAGAGGGAAGCAAATCAACAACACATCGGGGTACAAAGGCGTAACGTGGCACAAGCAGAGAGGTAAGTGGGCTGCACAGCTTTCCTACAAAGGCAAGCATGTATCCCTTGGCTTGCACCTTACAGCCAAGGCAGCCGCACTAGCGCACGATGCAGCCGCAAAGCGGTTGTTTGGCAGGTTCGCACGCACAAACTTCTAGGAGGACATCATGCAAGTAACACTCAATCGTCATGAGATAGCAGCATTCAAGCGCACGTTCCCCTGTAGCGGTCTGCCTGATCTTCTCTCTATCACCTTTGACTATGAAGCCAATGGCGACCTGTGTGGCATTACAGCCGTAGACGAAGATGGAAGCTGGATAGACTCTGAAGAGTTCGATGGTGCAGGATTGCTCGCACTATCGCAGGACTGCCAACCTAAGCCGAGACTAACAACCACATTCAAACGTTAACGGAGGGCATCATGCATTGGACTGTACCTGAGTATGCGCTGAAGTGCCACCACGAAAATCAAGGGCTATATAACCGAGTAGTAAGCGGGAGGCTGTAAATGTTCCTACGTACATTCAAAGCAACGCTAGGCGTGCTCGCCGCATGCCTCTTCACATTCCTTGTGCTTCTCATCGGAGCACTAGTGCTAGCCTTTGGGTTCGCCACACGTTAGACAACACATTGCGCCGGAACAGAGCGCACACGTCAAAGCGGACCCGGAGTTGTTCTTGAGGTAGCTCAACCCAACTGGAAGAACCTTGTACCCGACGAGGATGACGTTTACGAACTTCTCAACGACCGTGGCGGGGAGATGAATTGGTCAGGACAAAAGCTTAGCAGCCGCGTGAAAGCTCTGTGGCTTAAGAAGTGGCAAGAAGAGAACGCCTCTTACAACGACCCAGAGCAGTTCCCTGTTTACAAAACGTTCGAAGAAGCTTGGGAAGTGTGGGGTGGCATTGAGTTCGAGGGCACATCTGGTCTCAGTGATGAGATGATGGACCTCACGAACTACATCATAAAGAAAGACCCAGCACTCGCCAAAGCAATCATCCAGACATACGGCAAGGCGGCACACATCGGACCCATCAAGGTTGTCGGGAAGGTTAAGAGCGCGGCGAAGGAAGATGCACCAAGCAAGCCTGCCTATTTTGTCATACGGAGGAAATAGTCATGCATCATTACGTGGGATACCTTGACAATCGCCGTGCGGAGTGCGATGCGGTTAACAACATTACCGCACGGCGGCACCTTGCAGAACTGCTTAGCACTCGCAGAGAGCATGCCATTGTACTGATCGAATGCACAGAGCCATGTGCGAGCGCACAGGACTTGATAGCAGACACGGAGGAGGAACTATGAGCACAGCGTCTAAGGTACGCTGGTGGAAGGTCGTAGCCACGCTGCTGTGTGAAGACATACCAGACGACAACCCAGCCACTTTCTATATGCGCAGTGCGAAGCAGAGCACGGCGCGTGTAGAGGTGAAAGAGACAATGCTAGCGCATGCGTATACGCAGTATGAGTACGGCGCGTATGATGTGAGCATTGATTCAATCGTGGAAGTTCCACAGCCACCAGATGGTGCCCTGTACCAAATGGTCGCCACGTCTGAATTATTCTAAGGAGGATACCATGGGGAAGATCGAAAAGAAGTATACGCTGGCAGACCTTGAATCCGTGTCTGCTGTAACCGCTGAGTTCTTTGGTGATCGCAGAAAAGTTAATGAATTCTACGATGCCGAGCATACGGACAGTGGTATTGTAGGCGTATGGCAATACGTGCGTGACGCTGCGCTCACATTAGAACGGGAGGCCGCTAAGTTTGGAGTGGCTGGTGAAGATTACGACTGGCTGCTAGTAGTGCAAGACTTTGCGCTGCGTCTATACAAGTACGAACACAGCCAGCAGCGCATCGCAGAAGTAGCACGCGAGGTGCTGAAGGACAACAAATACAAGGAGCAAGAGAACTAAGGAGGATCGCATGGCAACTGCTGAGCACTATACTTTTCCCGACAACGCGCACGGCCTTGCACATGCATGAGACTGTGCTCTGCATCTCCGTGCGTTTGGTTACGCCACTCACTTAGCTGTAAGGCAATGGGGCAAGTATAGAGTGGTCACGGTCATTGCCATGCCACCAGCAAGGCTTACTCGCAAGGAAAGGGGACTATATGGAGCCTAACTACTCGCCTGTTCCTACGTCAGCGCTGATAGCGCTGGCGCACTTGCGCCTCAAGCGCATGCGTGTACATCTGCCTGCGGATACCAGGGAGCAGGCCTTGTTTATCCACAGGTACGTGCGTGACGTTCCCCCACGTCACTCCAAGCAGCATGTGAAGCCCGTGTACGCAATGTGCTGCATATGTTTTAAGCCGCTCATCACAGGAACGCTAGTGGACACAACCAGTACGCACCACATTCAATGCGAGGTGAAATAATGAGTGAACCAAAGTGCAAGACCTGTCAGCATGACTACGAAAGCCACGCCTCAGACGAAACTTATAAGGACACGGAGCGCTGCTGGCATGGTGCTGTCACTGGCAATACCTGTGAGCAGCAGTGCAAGAAGTACGAGCCAATGGAGGCGAAATGATGCATCTGCTAATCGTAGGCATTGTAGCACTCGCTGTGCTCATCATTGGTTTCGTGGTAGGGATGTGCATTACAGCCAAGCGAGCGGATGAGGCAATGTCCGAAGCAATAGAAGACTTTAAAAAGGAGAACCAACTATGAAACCGATTACCAAGAAGGCAAAGAAAGCTGCCAAGAAACTTTTCAAGAAGTTGCCCAACAGCACGAGGGCCTTCAGCAGCACAGATTACACGAATTTACCCAAGGAGTAGAACCACAAATCGCACCACAAATCCAAAGGAGAATTACACAATGAAACTACGCTCAACATTAGCCGTACTCGCTCTGCTGTGCTGCTCCATGTTCGCTGTTGCGCAGCGCACTGACCCTTCGTACCACAACGACGCAGTGAGCAATGGCATTGCCGTGACTGTGCAGGTGGTAGGTCGCAGCATTGACATGTTTGCGACGAGTGCAAATCAGGATGTCTGTGTCCTGATCACAGTTGATCCCGATGCGAACCACACGTACAATATGTACAACGGACAGTTAGATGGAAAACGTGTGACCGTGCCTGTCGGTGGCACAGTGTATGTTGGTCGCATCAACTCCATTGACCAGTCAGCAGCTTTCCACTTGCACTACTTCTTCACCACTACAGTGGGAGCGTGCCAGTAGTCTAGTGTAAGCATCAAGCGCACGAACTTGTACGCCGTGCGCTTTATTGCTCGCACCAAGGAGGACATCATGGACATAGACTGGAGTGATCCAAAGTGGCGTTTTGAAGAAAGGGTTAATGCCCTTGTGCAACGCCATGAGAAGAGCCGAGGGATCACAAGAGAAGTTGCCGAGGACATCGTACGCACGGTGATTGAAACAAAGGAGAATCCGCAATGCTAGTCACTTTCATGTTTTCGTTTCTATGGACAGCCGCTAGCGTGGGCCTGACTATTGGCTTTGTTATGGTTGTGGATGCCTTGTTGTTCTTCTGGAGTAAGCCATGCGAATAGACGACAATGATGTACCGCATATACAGGCACAATGTAGTTCCTGTGGGTTCCTGTATGATTTAAAGTTTGGGCTTTCGTGCCCTGCCTGCAACGGAATTGGCGTACGCTGGGCGCGACTGGTGACCGCGCAGGAAGCACAGGAGTATGGCTCAGAAGCACGCACGCGATTGCGCAATGCTCTGGACAGCCTTGGCAGCGCTAGTACTATGTCACTTGCAGAGCGTAAGAGTATAGATGAGTGCGAAGCAATCTATGCGCTGGAGGACCACCGATGAAACGCATGGCAGCCGAGTTAGCAATAACTCTGGGTATTATAAATATGTTGTGGTGGCTTTGCATTTTCGAACGCTGGATAACAGGAGGAATCTACTAATGCTTGAAAGCATCTGTCAATGGCGGGACAGGATGATATGGGAACACTACTCAGGAAACTCGGAATGGGTAAACGTGCGCATGCACAAGCTGATATCCAACGCATTCAATAACCTTGAGTACTCACGCGCATCTGCGGCTTTGGAGAGCAACTTCTGCCCCGAGTGCAAGAAGCACCACATGGTGCACGACAATGAAGTGTGCACCATGCGATTCGAGGAGGAGTTAGCATGTGTGTGATATGCACCGAAGCCGCTGTTGCTGGAGTCACCATCCTCGTTGGATGGCGGCTGTGGTTGCACCAATTCAAAAACATCTGGAGGAGAAAATAACATGGCGAGACCCGTGGGACTTGCAGCGAAGAAGAAAGACAACTCTAAGAAGAAGTACCGCGAGTGCGAGGAGTGGCAGAAGGCGAAGAAGCTAGGCCGTCCCGCGCAGCAGTTCAATGCGGAAACCAGAACATGGAAGAAGGTGACCGCATGACACCAGAAGCCAAAGCAAAAGCATGGCTCCTGTCCCAAGGTTACACGCAGTTCAAAGACGGCACGTGGTCATGGAAAGGCTACGAAGCTGACGCGGAAAGTGTGCTGGCAGACTACATAGGAGAGCAGGAGGGCTAACATGGCAGGCTGTGGAAAAGCATACAACGGTGCGTTCAAAGTGACGGGCGTACCGCTACGGTGTGGAGTCAACCTTTACTGGAAAACAACCGCAGGCAAGGACACAGCGCGGGAACTGGAAGTGCACCTGTGCCCTGATTGCAAAACGAAGGAGGCAGAATGAAGTTTCTAGCATCGCTGATCGCATTGCTGTTCCTATGCTACCTGAGTCATGCGCAGACTGGTGGTTCCATCTCCCCGCCTACCATGGTGAATTCCTTCGCCATGAGTGGGCACCCTGAGCACGCCGCACCGCATGCGCTAGGCGATGAACAAAGCCTATTGCCAAGCGGAGGCGAAACGAGTGCGCAGGGTGAGCGCCCATTGTCGGACTTTGACAATGAGCAGGAACCCACGGTATCGCTAGGACAAGTCGCACGGGAATATAGGGAAGGCAGAGAAGTACATAGGCCCATCAGTAGAGTGATACCATGAGCACGCAACTATGCGAGTGTGGATGTGGCAACCCTGCTCCGATTGCCACGCACACCAGAGTCAAACAGGGAGCAGTAAAGGGGCAACCACTACGCTTTATCAGCGGACACAACGGTGCTGTGCCTTTTGCAAATCGCTTTTGGTTCACAATCAATAAACAAGGACCATTGCCAAGCGCAGAGGCTATGCACATATGGCCGAGCATTGAAGGTACTCGCTGCTGGGAAAGAACGTCGAACAGTAAAGCCATAAGGTTGAGCATATACGTAGGCAACAAAGAAGAGGCCGATTACTGTGTCGCATGGTTTTTGGAGACGGGTAAGTGGTCAAGAAAAGACATCTGCCACAAGTGCGACAACCCAAGATGCGTACGCTTTTCACATCTGTACGAAGGTGCTAGGCAAGCCAACATGGAGGATATGGTGATAAAAGGTAGAAGTGTTTCTACCTTGACTGTGCCTCAAGTTGTTGAGATACGCGAAGCGTGTTACAGAGGTGCCAAAGGAGTAGAACTTGCCAAACAGTACGAAGTGAGCAAGTCTGTTATCAGCAGAATAAAATTAAGACGAACGTTCACCGTCATACCCTGAGGAGGGAACCATGGCAAACAATCCACGTTTTGAACCAGACCACTGCCTGCTTAATATTTATGGACCAGCATGGAAGAGAAAGGATGGAGGGCGTATCCCTACCATGGATGAGCAAGAAGGCGATACATACCAACGCAACGATTCAGACGCTTACCTAGATGGGGAAGAACAGTGAGTCAGGTTGATCGTGGCATGTCCATTGCACTTGCCGCGTCATTGCTGAGCAACGCACCGAGAACAGGGCTCAGACTCGGTGCGTGCTTGATGGCAGGCAGTCGCTTGCTCAGCATCGGCGCAAACAAGTGGAGTACGCACCCTGCGTCTGACAACAACGATGTGTTCTGCCGCTCACTTCACGCAGAGCACTGCGCCTTAGTTCGACGCCAGCATTACGATGTGCTAAGCAGAATGACGTTGTATGTGGCACGTCGTAGGGAAGACGGTACGCTAGGGTGCAGCAAACCCTGTGCGAACTGCATGGCTCTGGCACGCCTAGCGGGAGTGCGCAGGGTATGGTTCTACAACGCAGAGGGAATACCCGAGGAGGTGACGCTGTGAGGCAGACTAATGCGCACCTGCGGAGTTACTACTGCTGGGCGAATGCCGAGTACTTCCGCAACGCTTTGCCCAAAGATATACCCATGCGGTTCGCCAAGATGCGCGACGTGGGCAAAACTTGGGTAGATGGTAATGATGTGGCCATAGAGATATGGGTAACGGAGAAGCTACGCAGGTTCCAAGCCATGACTATGCAGGTTGTTCTGCATGAGATGTTGCATGTTGAAAAGCCACACTGCATGGGGCATGGCTGGCAGTTCGACAAGCGCATGCTACGCCTTGCCAAAGCGGGTGCGTTCGATGGGTTGTGGTGAGTGTGGTATAATCATAGGAGTCAAAGGAGCGTCCAATGAGAGTAGTGACCATCTCTGCCTTGTTCCCTGAATTACGAGGTTCCCGTTGCCGTCAGCAAGGCAGAGGGCGCGGTAGCAATTGGGGAGCCGCCATGGGAGCAGCAGCGCGTGATTTGATGAAACAGAAAGGGCTAAAAGCCCAAAGATTCTCCACAGCAACAGCAACACTATCTTTCGGTACGATAGAGGAGACCCATGCCACAGGAGAAGCTAGTGAACATCAAGCTGAGTGATATTCGCCCGAATCCGAATCGTGATCTGAAGTTCAACCCATTCAACGAGGAGAAGATCACCGCACTGATGGCGTCCATTGGAGAGACAGGGTTCTGGACCAACGTCATCGTACGGAAGGCTCCCGATGGAAAGGGCTATGAGCAAGCCTATGGTCATCATCGCATCGAAGCAGCACGGCGTAGCGGCATCAAGGAGGCCGACTTCGTAGTGCGTGACCTTGATGAGAACATGATGCTCAAGATGATGGAACTGGAGAATCAAGAGGACTACCGCTATTGTCCTCTGTCACTATTAGAGTCCTGCAAAGCAGTGGTCAATGCTCTGGCTGCTGGGCGGATTGTGCCGTTCTATCGCGTAGAAGATGGCACGCTTCCACCCGAGGGTGACCCAGAGAGGTACAAGGGAACCACAAAGTGCGGTGAGTCTTGGAAGTCCTACGCAAACTCTGGAGGCAAGCAAGAATACCTAGGAATCTTCCCAACAAGGGAAGAGGCTGCACAGGCTTACAGAGACGCTGTGAAGGGAAAATACATACAAACTGGAGCATTAGAAGACCTACGTTATGCTCCGTCGTTTGCGTGTCACAATTCACAAGAGACTAATGCAAAAGGCCAACCCTACACCGTCCGTAGCATTGCCTCTTATCTTGGACGCAGCGATAAAAATGGTAACGCAGACGCCAACACTCGCACAGCGTTAGACGCCCTGTACCTCCTCGAAGTAAAAGCCATTAGCACGGCGATGATTAAAGAGATGAACTGGTCACAGCTTGGCAGGTTCGTAGCAGATGCCAAGGCAGAGCGTGAGCGTACAATCCTCCGCAAAGTTAAGACTGCGGAAGAGATCAAGAAACTCAATGCAGATGCATTGCGCATCCAAGCCGAGCAGCGTGACAAGGAGAAGAAACTTGCAGACGAACGCGTTGCGCTCGTAAAGAAAGAAGCCGAAGCCAAACGCGAAGCAGATGCAAAGAAGGCTAAGGAAATCAAGGAGCGCATTGCAGAGAAAGATGCACAGGCTGAGAAGGTGGCTGAGACATTCGAGGTAAAGAAAGCCGCTATCGAAGCAAAGGTGGAGGAGGTTAAGCAGAAGCAGGTAGCAATGAAGCAGGAGGACGTGTACCTTCCTATCCGTAGGGAGGCTATACGTATAATTCATCTGTTGGAACGGCGCGATGAGGAGGAGCAAGTCAAGGCGCTGTCCCGTAGGGAACTCAACGCCAATGATCGAGAACTCATTAGGCAAGCCGCCATTGCCAGAGGCACATGGTATTTGGACTTCGTAGCAGCACAGTTCCTACCACCACTCAGCACTAAACCCCGCATCAAAAAGGAGAGCAAGTGATCAACAACTACAGCGTCTATGAAGACGGTACAGTTTTGTTCAATACAGCACAGGAAGAACTGCCTAGCTTGTGCTCAGCGGATGGTCCAGCTATTGTTAAGTTCGATCTGGACCGCCTACTAGAGCGGGACGAACGCACAGGCACACCGGGAAAGTCCTATCGCAAACTCAGGGCGTTCCATTGGCAAGGCATGCCAGAGTTGCCTGTCTATGCTGCGGACATCCCTAGTCCAAAATTAGACCTACTCTACGCGCACGAAGATCACATGCAACGGGACGGCGCTGTAGGTTCGTTCTGTGGGTCACCTATTGTTGCACTGAACGAGTTCACCATGGAAGTGGACGAGGTGCGTAACCTAAGCAATCGCCTAGCAGTCAGCAGTGGTACCAGCGTACCTGCGGAGATTCTGCCGGGAGAAGAAAGGTGTGCGGATGGCATCATTCGACGCATCACCACAGCAGAAGCCATAGGCTACGACGTATTCAAAGACAGGCAGCAAATGGAGTACGACTCCGAAGTGAGGGTTTCAACGGCGCACAAACTGCAGCCCTCTACACCTGAGGAGATGTGTGCATGGCTCAATGCTCAGCCGAAGAGTAGCTTCAAATCCGAAGTGGTGACCGAGGGTGATGACAAGATCATCCGCACTACCGATGCGAAGGGCACCCTAGTCTATGCCTTCCGTTACATTGGAGGATTGGCTTCGGACGTGATACAATGTTTCGATGATGGCAGAGGCTTACAGCATCCACCTATTGAACTCAAGGAATACGCCGATGAGTGGACCTGCACATACATTCCCACGTCCCATGTCGAGCGCATCACCGTTGGTGGCAATGCGTTATTCGCACCGGAGGAGCTAGTCTAATGCTCAGCAAACCACTGAGGGAGGAGCAGACTGACATGCAAGCGCGTTGGTCTGATCCTGCCTACAGGTGGGCCAACGATTCCAACCTAAGGAGAAAACTTTGTGGCACCAAGAACACTGAACGAAGTGGAGGTAAAGGAGCACCTGTTCAAGAGGTTTTGGAACAAGGTGCTCCTCGGTGATGATTGCTGGGAGTGGACTGCATGGACCAAAGAAGGTGGCTATGGAATGCTGGACGTTCGTATCAATGGTGAATGGAAACACAAAGTAGCCAGCATCGTTTCTTGGTTCTTGCACACTGGGGAGTGGCCTACGCTGCAAGTGCTACACAAGTGTGACAATCCGCCATGCGCACGCTTTAGTCACCTATTCCTTGGTACACAACTGGAGAACGTTAGGGACTGCATTGCAAAAGGCAGGGCACGCAAGGCTCATCCAACGGTTTGCAAACGTGGGCATGACTTAGCGGACGCCTACGTTAAGAACGGAAGAAGGCATTGCAAAATATGTCGCAGAGATTGGAAGCGAGAAAGAAGGGCAAGCGTTGTCGTTTAGCGATTTGATTCAGAAAAAGTTTGGGCCTACCGACGAGGTAGAACCTGAGCTACAGCCCTCCCCGGCTGGAAGCCTAGAGGCGTTTATTCAAAGGCATGGGCACAAAACTGAGGAATATCACTTCTATGGAGATGCAGTTACCCTCAGGTTTGACACAGAGGAACACGTCTATTACAGGGTAGGAGAACTTGGCAATCTCATACGCCTAAACGGCGTAACCAATGTTGTTGGAATAATTGATAAATCCATGATGCTGACACCATGGGCTGCGAAGATGGCGATCCAGAAATTGCTGCGCATCATGCCAACGGAAATGGTCGAAGGCATCATCCGCATCAAGCCTCTGACGTTCGAAGAGTTCACAGTCATTGCGCTCGAAGCAAAGGGTGCACACAAAGAGAAGTTAGATGAAGCGTCGGACATCGGACACATAGCACACAAGTGCCTTGAGGATTCGATCAACTATGCACTGGCGAATGACCCAGAGAAAATCGTAAGGAGCCTAATCAATGTTCCCACGGATGAACTGGCAGCGAACGCCGCACGCAGTGGATTCAATTGGATGTCCGCGCACCACGTACGCTGGATCGAAACCGAGTCTAAGGTTTATTCTAGGGAGCACGACTATGCAGGCACAATGGACGGCCTTGCAATCTGTGACTCCTGCAATGACAAGTCCTGTTGTCCGGTGGCGTTCACTGATCGCCTCTCCCTATGCGACTGGAAGTCATCGAATTATCTGAAGATCGAATACCTCTTCCAAACGGCTTCGTACAAGCATGCTAAAATGGAAGAGCATCCTGAGATGGTCATCCTCGACACGTGGATTCTCAGGTTGGGTAAGAGCGAAGAAGAGGCTGGGAAGTTCGAACCATGGCACATGACACCTAGTGAGTATGAAGAGGACTTCCAAGGATTCTTGGCCTGCCTCACACTCACGCGGCTGGTGGACAGCGTAAAGGAGCGCATGAAATGCCAGAAGAACACGATTCGCGCAGTGAAGAAAGAACAACGCGAGACTGCAAAGGCGATAAAAAAAGAGCAGGATAAGTTGCAGAAGGCTTTGGACAAGGCTGCTGCGAAGATTGAGAAAGAAGCTGAGAAGGCTCGCATAAAAGCTGAAGCAAAAGCTGAGCGTGAGCGACTGAAGGCTGAGAAGAAAGGAAAACCATGTACGTCTACAGAACCGAGTTACAAACCATTACCGATAGCACAGGAACCACTGAGCGAAACATCTTCACAGTTGGTTACTATTACACCCACACTGACGTCGAAGGATACACCTTTAGCGAATGGTATACTGAGTCTGAGCACAGCAGCCGAAGAGACGCCAGCGCTCGCTGCAACTACCTCAATGGCGGTGACGGAGCACATCAAGGTTAGTCCTGAGGCGTTCGACGCGTTCGTCAAGATATTGGAAAATCCACCTGCACCAAACGAAGCGCTGAAAGCCTTATTCAAGACTGAAACTGTATTACCATTCAATCTTCCTATGGAGAACTAACACATGTCAGAAGAAAAACTTACAGTACTAAACAAAGCCCCGCAGGGGCTCATCGTAGCACAAAAGGCAAGCGCATTGTCCCGCCTATTCACTCTTAAGCCTGCCACACTTGAGCTAGTATCCAAGTCGAGTAGGCAAGAGGGCGCACAAGCAGGGAAACTGCGCGTGGTACAGACCAATGAACACTTCGATGAAATGCGTGCGGTAATCCTCACAGAGCCTACTCAGCAGAGGAAAAAATATCGCAAGGGAGAGTACTCTAGGGAAGCACTGGAATGCTTTTCGTTGGATTCGGTGCAACCCCATGCGAAAGCTAAGAACCCGCCAGCTTTGTACTGCGCTTCCTGTCCATTTGGGGACCTGATGTGGGCGAAGTACAGGGAAGCAAAAGACAAAGGCGTAACCGGAGAAGCCCTTTCGGCTCTGATTCCCGCCTGCAAGCAGGTGTGGCACTTATTCATTGCAGACCGCAACACGCAATCCCCTTACTACTTAAATGTGGGCGGAACGAGCGTGAAGTCCTTCGAGAACGCAATGCAAAACATTGCCAGACTGTTTCAGATGATCTTGGCAAATATCAAAGCAGAGCGCCGAGCAGGCAAGGACACTCCAATGCCAACCAGCATTGCAGACGTAATCTGGCAAATCTCCTTCACCATCTACCCAAGTCAGCCTATCAAAGGTGGGCAATTTGCTCTGGGCTTCAAGGACTTCAAGGTTATGAGCCCTGAAGATCGCGCAGACTTTGGACAAATGGTTGCGGATATGGAAGCACGGCGTCAGGCTGGGCAATTGCAGAACCAAGAAGCAGCCGAAGCCGAAGAAGAAGCCGCAGCGTTAAGCGAAGCACCTACTGCACAGGTTATATCTGTACAGACGAATGAAGTTGCACAGAAGAACGCACAGATCGAGATTTAACATCTCATGGCTTAGCGGCCATGGGCTAGCGTGGGGTTTGCCTAAGACAAGCCCCATGCGATCTAACTTTCACAATGCTAGGATTTCAATTCTTAACACTTCTGGTTTCAAAGGCGTGTCTCTAGCGCAAGGTAATAGGAAGAAACCATGGAAGGTGTACATTGCAGTAGGCAGTAAACAATACTTCTTAGGCTACTTTGCAACTGCCAAGGAAGCCTCCCAAGTTCACGACAAAGCAGCTAAAAAGTACCACAAATCTTTCGCAACTCAAAAGGAGAAATAACACAATGAAGAAGTTTTTGATCACACTGTTGTTCCTGGCGTCCACCCTGATGTTTGCTCAGGACGGTCGCACGAAAGTCAACTTCTACAACCAGACCGACAGCACCCTGCGCTTCATGCTGAATGGTAATCCGGCTTGCACGGGAGATGTTATCCCCGGTGGCTTCTGCACCGAACCTGTCAACCCTGGTGCCTACACAGCATCCGCGACGAATGGCCAGCAGACCACGGGCGGTCAATCGTTTGACATCGCCTATGGCGAGACCTTCAACTATCGTGTCTACGTGCAGACAGGGTGCAATACCAACCCGAGCCTTCGCACAGTGTCACTACGCGAGTACAGCGATAGTTTTACGGTTGATTCTCCGGTCACCTTGTCGAAGGGTGCTACGACTCCAGGCACTACCAACAAGGGCATTGCCTACACCCAGACTGTCTATGAAGCTACATTGCCGAATAGCGACATCTACATGGTGGCTGTCGGTAACTATCCCTTCGCTCTCGTGGTTGCGGATAATGACAACGGTCTCGAAGGCTTCCGCGATGCAGTCCACGGCACTGTGCTCACTCAGAAAGTGGTGACAGTATCGGGTCAGCCTGCATTAGCAGCCGTCATCTCTGCGAAAGACCCTGACAACGACAGAGAGATACGCTTTGGAGTGCTGTTGACGTTCAGAGGCAATACGAACTACATCTTCGCATTCGCCTCTTATCTGGACGTGACCACTACTGATACGGATGCAATGAAGCAGTTCTTCACATCAGCACGCATTAACTAGACGTGCCTGAGCGTGTGTCTCAGGATGGTGGCGGTGACGCATGGCAATAACCGTGCGACTCCCCGGAGACTTACTCAGGGTCTCCGCGAAGTGTGGATTTAGAGTCAGATTAGACCTACCCAGAAGCTGCGACTATAGCGCGGAGTCTCGGTGACTGACACACTTCACGAAGGCCCTGAACCTTGAACCACAACTAAAATCCAAAGGAGAATACAACATGGCATCACGCACGCCGGAAGGCAAGCACGTTACACGGTTCATCATTCTGAAAAAGAACGGGTCAGATGAGAAGTTCGTCCGCTCATTCAGCGTACCGGGATACTTCGAGACCCGCGAACTGGCGCAAGCCGCAGCAGATGTATCGAAGCTACAGTACCCGAGCGTACAGTACAAAGTTCGCCAGAAGTAGGGCAACGAGATGGTAGTAGACTCCTAAAAGTGTGGACACCTAAGCAACGCCGTGGCGCACGCGGTGGATGTTCTGCTGCCTTAATTTACGCTCGTCAATGGTTATCTGCTACATTATCGGACACGGGTTCAACTCCCGTCAGGTCCACCAGAGCCACTTACCAACCAAGGTCATCAACCCTATCCGCATCAGGGACGCCTATGTGCGGGGTAAGGTAAGTGGCGCTGATGGGCCTGTCACGGCTTCGACGGTGATGTCAAGGGGATAACTTCGAGTCGGATTCTGTCTCGCCACGTTACGGAGAGCCAAAACCAAGAAATGCCAATGAAAACATTGTCGTTCCCAAGGCTAAGGCCATGGGCGCTGCTGCAGGTTGCTAATGCAGGAGTGACGTTCCATCGCACGGGACCGGGGGCAAGACCTCCGGTATCCCGATGCGAATCCCAAAGGAGACCACATGAACAAACTACAAATAATGCTAAGGTTGGCAAATGCGTACCACACATTGCCTGCTGAAGACGACAACATCAATTACTCGGCAAAGCAGTTCATAGACGATAGGTTCAACTACTTTCGACGCAGCCTTCGCATCGAAGACCTGAAGCCACAACCGAAGCACGCTGAGGGATTGAACCCAGTCGGACCCAAGTACTTCTAAGGAGAACACCCATGGCACTGTTTGACAACGTACACAGTTCTCTCTCAGAGCTAGCTCACAGGGTTAAGCAGGCGCAAGAGGGCATACGTACAGACACTCCACTGTGGAAAGTTCAGGAATACTTGGACAGCCTAGCCTTCACTGCAAATGAAATGAGTAAGGGGAACTTTGATGAATGAAGTTGTGATCGTAGGCGAACCCATTGCCGGACGTGCGGCGAAGGTGCGTAGGCAACTGCTGGACCTGAGTGCGGATGTGAAAGCCTCCACATTCGACATGGTAGAATTGCTGTGTGAAGCGCGGGATAACAACTACCCTTTGCAGTGGGGCTTTGCATCTGTGCTTGACTACGGAATCAATGAGTTGGGTCTCAAAGAACGCAAGGTTCAATACCTTACTCGCATCGGCACAGTGTGCAAAGCGGTGGGCCTTAAACGCGAGCAGTATGAGCCTGCTGGAACAAGCAAGCTGCGAGAGATCACAACACTAAACCCAGAGAAGACATACTACAACGCACTGGATCACGTGCATGAGCCGCTGGACGAACACATCGTACGGTTGATCTTAGATTCAGACAAGCTGAACGTAGAGCAGGTGAAAGAAGAGGTGGCGCGGCTAAAAGGGCAAGTCGGGAAGGATCGCCGTGTAATCCGCTCCTACTCCACTGACATTACGACGTGGGCACTCGTCATCAGCGCGGCGATTGAAAAGGCACGGAAGTACCTGGGCAGCAAGGGACGCGATGAGGACACAGGCAATGCTGTGGAGTACTCGGAGGGCGAGTGCTACGAATGCATCTGCGCGGCCTTCAATGCTGATCTTAACTACGAAGAAGACCCCGGCGACAAGCCAGAGCTACCGACCGAGGAAAAGGATATGCAGGATTATGTCAACGCTGAACTACCCATGGAGGAGTTCTAAATGGGACGTTACAAACATGGAATGTGCACCCATGAAACAATGCAGCCCGAGTACAAGGCGTACAACAACGCTAAGCAACGCTGCACCAACCCAAACTACAAAGGGTGGAAAAACTACGGAGGGAGAGGCATCAAGTTCCTGTTTACTAGCTTTGAGCAGTTCTTTTCCGAACTAGGACTTAGACCGAAGGGAAAGACATTAGACCGCAAAGACACCGAAGGCAATTACGAATCGGGTAACGTCCAGTGGGCTACCAAAGAAGAGCAATGGAAAACTCAACGCCGAAGAGCATCCCACGTACTAACCGTAGAGGCAGCGAGATTTTTAAGAAAGCAGTTTGCCGCTGGTGCTAAAATAGCCGAACTAGCAAGGCTATACAACGTGGATTGGCACACTGTTGCAAGTGCAGTCAAAGGCAAATCTTGGAAGGAGACAACCTAATGTCTGAAAAACAAAAACTGAAGCACATCGCAGATCGTCAACCTAAGACAGTAGCAGAGGGAAGCAGTCTTGATGCTGCTGCCCCAACCCCTGACGGACTTGGAGAGTGGCAGGGAGGCATTGCCCATCGTAGCATTGATGGAGCAAAGGCCAAGGCACAGCGCACAGGGGACACCAAGAACACTCCCGGCATTGACTACGCTTCTAAAATAGGGCCTGAACATCAGAAGGGCTATGTCAAACCTACGCCTGCCTGAAAAGGAATACCATGCGCTCTGTAGGAGCGTAATGCAAAGGGATGGGTGGAAGTGCAGATCATGCGGGATGCGTGGCAACCTGCACTGCCATCACGTTGTGTACAGGTCACACCAAGGCGAGGACACAGCAGAGAACTTACTCACTTTGTGTAATCAATGCCATGAAGCTGTGCACCGAGGCGATTTAGAGATTGTAGGGCACATCATTACAAGGCTGAATGGATGGAGACCAAACTAATGGAGGACTGCTATGCGAACTGCTTTGATGATCCTATTGCTGATTGGCACCGCACAGGCACGGTCACTCGCCAAGCGGACTCCCATAACCCCGTCCCACAGTTCACTCGTACGGCAAAACCTGTGCGCAGACCAGATGAACCTGCAGAGATTTCAAAATGAAGATGAAGTGCAGGAAGCAGTACGCCGTGGAGTTCTCATCGCCCTCCCTGAAACCCTAGGGCTTCACGTAGCGCCCAGCCTGCCTCTCAGCAGACGATATGCGCGTCCGACAACGGTCCAATTTCTCCTTACGTTGTCCGAAGCATATCGTCTGCGTTTCGGTAAGTACCTAACGATTGACAGCGCAGTGCGCGATGCAGATACACAGCGACGGCTACGCAAACGCAACAGGAACGCCGCGCCCGTGGACGGGGAGACTGCTTCATCTCATGAAACTGGCAGTACTGTGGACATAGCAAAACGTGGCATGACCAGAGCACAATTGCAATGGATGAGGGTGGTGCTCAGTTACGAAGTGGTAATGAATCGAGCAATAGTTGAAGAGGAGAAGCACCAAGCCTGCTTCCATATGTTCGTAATGGGAGGAACAGAATAGGAGCGTATCGAATACCTAGCAGTCCCCAATGCATTCGCGGAGTATGGCGATGCAGAGGTAGAACGAGAGTGAAGGAAGTTCGCAACGCTAACGTACGGAGGTGAGGGTTCATGGACATAGAGTGTCCTAATTGTGGGCCTGTGCAAACAGGCAGTTATGAAGAGATGCGTACGTGCTCCAACTGCGGCTCTGTGACATATACATGCCCTGAGTGTGGGGAAGAGTTCACACCAGTTGAAGATCAGGAAGATTAAAGGAGACCAACGATGAGTGAGCCTATGTTCCGTGACAACTGCGATCCGCTATACAAGCAAAACGACCGTTACATCATGGACCCAGCAGGGCAAAAAGGCGTTAAACAAGGATTGTTGAGAGTGATGAACGTTGCCAGTAAGCAGGTATTCATTGCTCCGAAGACCCGCTTTGAGTTTACAGGGGAGGCATACACCCCAGCCCCTCCTATACAAGTCACAGCACTCAAGCGCCGTAGTTCCTTAACCCCAGAACAGAAGGAAGAAAACCGCAAGAAAAAAGCAAAGAGCCATGCGGAAGGTATGCTCACTAAGTTACTTGCATCACCAGACGCGGCTTCAGTTTCCGAGGCTCTTTTTGAGCACGGAATACAACCTTCTCGTTATTCTTACCACGCAGGGACTGAAGCACGTGCCGAGGAGATTGCAAACAATTACGGCACATCGTTAGGTGAACTGGCTAAATATGGACTGTCACATTGTGATGCCACCCCAATAGGAGAAAGAAATAAAGGCAAAGCACAGCGTCCGAAAGGAACGGCTGCTACTTTCAAAATGGAAGTTATGACGGAAGCACAAAGATGCCATTTTGATAACCTTCGGAATGAGTTTCTAACAAGCGTGGCACAGAAAGAGGACAGTTCTTGGGGTCCAAAAGTCACGTTAAATTGGGACAGTTTTTGGTTTTTCCATGTGCTAAGGCTAATCAAAGACGGACGTATACAGCCTGTTGACTGTGCACAAGGACAGGCTGTATAATCAATATGCGGGGTTCGTCTAAGCAGGACACCTGACTACCCGTCAGGAGATGGCGTATCGAACCGACCACCCCGCTCCATTTTCAAAGAAAGGAAAAACGTGACTGTTGAACTAGAAAACCTATGGATACGCCCTTGCACTTCCATGGGAGACATCAGGAAGTTTGTAGAGGAGCACCATTACTCCCACTCTGTAAAAGGCATAACGCCTTTCATGTCTTTTGAGGTGGTTCTAAAAGATGACTTTCAAAAACAAGTGGGAGCAGCCATTTTTGGAATGCCCGGACAGACTCAAACAGAAAGAAAATACGGAGAATACTCTGCTTCCAAACAAGAGACTCGTCCGGGTGTTATTGCAGTTGAGTTGCGACGGCTAGTGCTACTGGATGAGTTACCAAAGAACAGCGAAAGTTTCCTCTTAGGGAGAATGCTTCAAAAACTAGCTACTTTGGGAGTAGAAAGAGTAATATCCTATGCTGACCCCAATCAAAAACGACCTGAGCACCCAGACGGTAAACATACAGGGCTAATCTACTGTGCTAGCGGTTTTCATCTGGTCAAAGAGGCTGGAAGCACTAGAGCCGCTATCATGCAAAAAGACTTCACCGTAGATGGTAAAACTTTTAAGAAGGGCAGGCGTCTTCCTATACGCAACTTGGATCAGTACCAAAACTTCCGAGTACGCTCTGAAAGTGAATTAGACCCTAAAGTACTGCATGATTGGAAAACAGCAGTCTCCCTTGAAAAACCTAGGGCTATATGCTGGACAGAACGAGCAACGGGGCGATTGGTGTACGTTATTAAAACTCCTGAGTATTTAACTTCTTTGTCAGTTAGATTGCGAGCGGCTATTGCCAGCGGAGCAGCTACACTTGAAAAGGAAGAAGGAAAAATTCTCCATATTAAAGATTTGTTCGAGGGTATGGAGTACTACGAGATACCACGAGGTGAAGGTGGACCAGAAAAAAAGAGAAGCCTTAGCAGAGAAAGTGGTAGCAGCGTTCGCTAAACTTGCAGCACACAAAACAGACATCAAAAACCTGTGGAAAGAGTTTGAAAAACTTCAACCACAAGAAACAATACGAGGATGCAAAACCAAAACTGAGTTTTGTGAAAAACATTTAGGACGCTCTATACGTGCAGTGCAGTATATGCTCGATGGAGGTAATCACAGCAGAGGCGAAACAGTTTCGCCTATAACCAAAGAGTACACCCCTGCATACCCAAAAGAGTACGACAACACAGACCCAAACTTCAAACCAGTAAAGGGCTGGGTTAAAGGGTTCCCTCCAAGGACACCTTTAGAGTTTTCCGATTATCAAGAGTGGGAAAGTGATGAGACTGAAGGAGTCTGGGAGCGCCCAGAAAAAGTAACAGGAAAGCAATGCCCACAATGCAAAGGTGTTGGGTGGATTAAAAACTGAAAGGAGGTTACCATGGCTCTATCGCTACGCCCACGCCAAGTAGAATGCTTGGAATCAATCCGCAACGAATACTTGGCAGGTTGCTACCAGCAACTCGTCGTAGCCGCCACGGGAATTGGCAAGGCGAAACTATGAAAGTTGGCCGTAAAGGAAATGACTTGCTGGGCGAACGTTTCGGCAGGCTACTAGTAACCGCAGAGTTACAGTCTTTAGGGGCAGGGAGATGGTGGTTATGCTTATGTGACTGCGGTAATTATAAGGGAGTAAGAGCAAATAGCCTGCGGAACAAAACCAAACCTGTAAGAAGTTGCAAGTGTTTAAATTTGGAGGCAGTACGCGGAGTGCCGTACGCATCCTTGTACCACAAACTGAGGAAGTCGTCCGCGACACAAGGACATGCATGTGCCCTAACTTTCAAGCAGTTCTTGGAATACACCAAGGTATCAACATGTCACTACTGCAACGCCACTGTAACATGGGCGCAGCATAACATAGGGACAAGAAAACGCGGCAACTACAACCTAGACCGCAAAGACAATTCCAAGGGATACTCCACGGAGAATTGTGTAGTGTGCTGCACGGTGTGCAACCTTACCCGAGGAAACCGCTTTACATACGAGCAGTTTGTGGAAATAGGAAAACTGCTAAACAAAATGAGAACAAACTGAAAGGAGGACGCCTGTGCAGCTACGAAAATATCAAGAAGACTGTTTGGATGCTATCGTAGAGAACATGCAAGCAGGCGTACGCCATCAATTAGTGGTTATGGCAACAGGGCTGGGCAAGACCGTGGTATTCAGCAACCTTCCTGCGCGATTGAACAAGGGGAAGATGCTGGTCATTGCTCATCGCAGTGAGTTGCTGGATCAAGCGGTAGACAAGATTCAACACTGGAACCCCACGCTCAAAGTAGGACTTGAGAAAGCAGGGCACCATGCCGAGGCCGACTGCGACGTAATAGTCGCGTGCAACGCCTCGGTAGGTCGCGCAGGTTCCAAGCGTTTAGAGCACTTCTGGGACGACATCGGCACAATCGTAATAGATGAGTGCCACCACGTTTTAGGCGGGAGCTACCTCAACATTCTTGAGGACTCAGGTGTTCTCCTGCCAGCTAGCGATAAATTGCTGGTTGGGTTCACCGCCACACCGCGCAGGCGCAACAAAGCACGCGGAAAGCAAATCAACACACTAGACGACGACGATCTGCTGACGCTGAAAAGTGTGTTCAGCAAAATCGTCTACAGCTTCCCAATCCGGCGCGGCATAAAAGAAGGCTTCCTGTGCCCACTGAAAGGCTTTAGGGTAGGCACGCAGACTAACCTCGATGCAGTAAAGACTGTTGCCGGTGACTTTGCCACGGAGCAGCTTTCAGAGGCTGTTAATACACCGGAACGTAATCTACAGGTAGTCAAGGCATGGAAGGAGAATACCAATAACAGACCGACTCTGTGCTTTACTGTGGACGTGCAGCACGGCAAAGACCTTGCGGAGATGTTTCTACGCAACGGAGTGATGGCGCAGCCCATCTACGGGGACGATCCCCAACGCGCTGATAAGTTGAACTGGTTTGAATCTGGAAAGGTACAGGTGCTGTGCAACTGTGCGCTGCTCACTGAAGGGTTCGATAGTCCTTCTGTGGCTTGCATCGTACTTGCGCGGCCTACTAAAAGTGGTTCTTTGTACACGCAGATGGTTGGACGTGGAACACGTATTATGGACGGCAAAACGGACTGCTCCGTGATTGACGTGGTGGACAACTACAAACGCTGCAGTTTAGTAACTTTGCCATCGCTGTTAGGGATGAGTCCTGAGTTAAATCTACAAGGAGGATCACTCACTGATGCAGCAGAGAAGTTGGAAGCTATGCAGGAAAAGTTCCCCGGCATAGATTTCACACAACTCACTGATATCTCCAAAATAAACGCATACGTAGAGAGTGTAGATTTGTTTGCCAAGCCCTACGGAGAAGAAGTCTTAGAATTCTCCAAGTTAGCATGGATGGCAGATAGCGCAGGGGGCTATACTCTGCAAATCCCCGAGAAGCAGGAACTCAAAGGTATGTTCTACGCTCATAAGCACGAACGCTTGGCAATTGCTGAGAATGAGCTAGGCGAATACGTTCTATCAATCTCAGCAGTGAACGTGGACAAGCAACTAGGCATCTACAACTCACTTCAAGAGGCGTTTGCCTCGGCAGATGAAGTGATGCAGCGGTGCCGTCCCGACCGAATGAAGCTGGTTACACGCGAAGCAGAGTGGCATACGTACCCTGCCAGTGAGCCTGCTAAGAAACTACTAAGGTCACTGAGCAGGAACCGTCCATTGCTAAAGTGCTTGTGTCCCGGTCAGCAGTCTGCTAAGATGTGTCCAACGTGCCACTTGGAAACGGGCATTACTGCAGGACAAGCAAGCGTAGCCATCAACACGATGAAAGCGAGGCGAAAGAAGTGAGTATTCCGCAACTAAACGCAGAGCAAGTGGCATTGCTGGAAAGCATGGTAAACGGCTTGGGAGCATTCTCTCAGGCCGTGCCTGACCCTAAACTGGACACGGTGAACGATTACCACGAGGCCATGCGAACTATGATGGACAATGAGCAGCTGGTGATACTTGGTCTCATCAAAGAGATCACAGAGGAGCCAGCAACCAAGGACAAACTAGCAACCATATTTGCTATGACTAACCGCCTGTTCCGAGTCTACGAGTTAACCGAGATCGGGCGCAAGATGTTCAGCCAAGCAAATGAACGCAAGGTTCAATAGGAGGAACCCATGACACAATGCCAGTGCGGATGCGGCAAAGAAACGGGAGTTTATGCAAAAACAAGGAAGGAACGGGGACAAGTAGAGGGAGCGCCTAAGGTATTCCTGTCTGGACATAAACCCTACCGCTGGGAAGCTGCTCCTCCAAAACAAAACCTGAATCCTGACATCCCCATAGGTCTATGCCAGTGTGGATGCGGTGGTAAAACAGAGATTGCTACAGGATTAAAAACCGCAAACGGCTACACTAAGGGACAGCCTAAGTTTTTCATCTTAGGACACTCTCCGCTTAAACACGGACAGACTCGTAGAGGTAAAATCACACCAGAATACAGAGCGTACACGAATGCGCAAACTCGCTGCACTAATCCAAGGCGTAAGGATTGGAAGAACTATGGAGGTCGCGGAATAAGGTTTCTATTCACCAGTTTCGAGCAATTCTTTGAAGAAATTGGTGTCAAACCTCAGGGTTACATACTCGACAGAAGGAACAATGACGGACACTATGAACCGGGTAATGTACGCTGGGTAACCAGAAAAGAAAGCAACCGTAATAGGAGAAGGTGGAAATGCCAAGTCAAGCAATCCCAGCAGAATTAAGGAACAGCCCCACAATCCAGTATATAACCAAAAAAGGGTGGAACTGGCAAGGACCTGCAGGTGGACAGGTGCAGGTGGAGACTTGCCCGTTCTGCAAAAAAGGCGGGTTCAAGTTCTACGTGGCTTGCAATGATCCCGAGGAAAGCACACGTGATGGGTTATTTTTCTGCTATCACGGCAGTTGCGGAAAAACAGGAAACCTGAGGACTCTGCAAGAACACTGTGGAGATCGCATAGCAAATGTGGACTCCCGCGCCGAATGGTCTGGGAAAAAAGAGAAGCAGGATGCTTTGCCAGATGCCGACATTTGCCACGCTACCCTTCTAGGGGATGCCTCGGCTATGGACTATCTACTTAACGTGCGCGGTTTCACCAAGGAGATTATCGAACGGCAGAAGTTGGGCTTAAAAGAGAAAGTATACTTCCACAAAGCGGGGGAGACACGCGCACTGGTTATTCCCTACTTGTCAGTCGAAGGCAACGTAACTTTCGCTAAGATGCGAACCCTTCCCCCTGCAGAAAAAGATTTCACTTGCCCCAGCGGTCATGAAGCAGGTTTGTACAATGCCCCTGCCTTAGATGAAGAGTGCAAAGAAATCATCATGGTAGAAGGAGAAGCAGATGCTCTGGCTTTAATGTCCCATGGTGTGGATAACGTAGTGGGAGTGCCGGGAGCCAATGTACGCAAGGCAGCATGGATCGAAATACTTGATCGTGTGGCTCCTAAAGTGTACATACTCTATGACAGCGACCAAGCAGGTACCAAAGGAGCGCAGGAACTCGCCAGCCGTATTGGCATTGAGAAGTGCTTGAAAATTGTATTGCCGAAGGGAACCAAAGACATCAACGCTTATTTTCAAAGTGGAGGCACAGTAGAAGGGTTCGAAGAGTTGAAGAGACGTGCGGTATTCTTTGATGTAACAGGGGTCACTTCCTCCAAAGATGCCTTACAACAACTTGAGGACGAATTGAATGGCAAAGCCGATTTGGCTCCAACCTATATTTCCCCGTGGCCTGAACTGAATAAGCTAGTGGGGTTCGAAGCGGGGGATGTCATAGACATAGTGGCCCCGGAGAAGGTAGGTAAGACAACTTTAGGACTCAACATCCTAGATCATATGGTGAAAACCTATGGAGAAGACGGATTGTTCGTTTGTCTGGAGATGACTTCGGCTCGACTCGCACGAAAATGGGTTTCCCTTGTTACAGGCTTTGAAGACACAATCACTGCACCGGGAACAGAGGAGTCTAAAACTAAACTGGCAGAACTGAAGACTGCTGTGGTAAAAGCTAGGGAGATACAGCAATCCCGTAGTGCTGACTTGTACTTCGCCTATCCGGCATTAGTCAAGGAGCCTGAGGATGTATTCAAGTTGATTAGGGACTGCATCAGGAGATACGGCGTTCAATGGGTTGTGTTTGACAATGTGCAGAGGTTGGCGGATGATACTCTGCGCAACCAAGGGCACCGCACAGTTCACCTGTCTCAAATCAGTAAACAGTTTGCGAAAATCGCCAAAGATTATCGCATCAAGTTGATTCGTATCCTGCAGCCAAAACGCATCGAGAAAGGACTGATTATATCTAGCAATGATATTGACGGTAGCAGTCAGGTCGCCAAGGATTGCGACTCGATGATTTTAATGTGGCGTAGCGTACTCGGAGAGATGAAAAAGTCAGAATACGACGAGCAGTCCGTTGGCTTCGCTGAGACTTCTCAGTCCTTTGATCCCAAAACGAAACTCACAGTCGGCCTGTCCCGGTATTCTGCTGGGGGTAGTTGCTATGTATTCTGCGATGGTGCGCGTAGCCAGTTCCGTTCTTACTCAGCAGAAGAGAAGGGCAAACTCAACGCCAACCTCCAGACGTTCAACAATGTGATTCCCATGGAGAACGGCAATGCAGTTCCCGTGGCTACGGCCAACATTCCAATCTAAAGGAGATCGCATGAGTACATCAACAAAGGTAAGTTATGCAAGAGACTGGGTTGCATCAGTGGGGTTCATTCTAGCCTTTGCCTTCTCGTACGCAAAGTGGGCCTCGTTCTGGTTAGCGCTGGGACAGGCTTTGTTCGGCGGGTGGATTTACGTAGTTTACTACCTCATCCGCTATGGCAGTCCATTCAAACACTAAGGAGACCCCATGAAGAGAGTTCTTGAGCAGTACAAAGACCACGCACAAAACATACTGCACAAAGTTTCCGTTACGCAGGTGTTCACTGCAAAGCAACGCAAAGGTTATGCATACTACCGTGCAGCCATTGAGTCTTTACAAGCACTGATCGACGCACCTACCCCTGAGTGGATTGGGCTTCGGTTCAGCAAATCGCATTACACACGCTAGACAAATCGCCCCGGTGAAAATTCCGGGGCACCATTTTAGTTTGGAGGGAACATGAGCAACAGCACACACAGAGTCAACGTAGTTCGCATCGAAGAGATTCTGCCGCACAGCAATGCCGATACCCTAGGCATCGTGTTCATCGGCGGATACCAGTGTGTCATCAAGAAGGACGCCTACAAGGTTGGAGACTTGGCGCTGTACAGGAAGGCAAGCAATGAAGAAACGCACTGTTCCCAGTCTAACTGGTAAGCAGTTTGGGAACTGGACTGTAGGGGAAGAGTTGCTTCCCGAAGCAAACGGAAAACACATACACTACTGGTGCAAATGTATGTGTGGGGCAATTTGCAAAGTGGACTATTATCACTTGAAGGGTGGTTTTTCTACAGGATGCAAAAGCTGCATAAAAAGGAGAATCTGCAAAAAAGGACACGACACTGAATTCTGTGGAAGAGCAGAGGACTATAAATGCAAACTCTGCACAGTAGAAGGCCACATCCGTCGTGCTTACGGGATGTCTCTCGATGAGTACCTTGCTTTGTTTACCTACCAAAGTGGGAACTGCGCAATTTGTGGCAGGGCGTTGCTGATAAATGGGGCATTTTCAGTGGTTCCTCCTACAGAGGGCGATCCAACACGTGCTGAAGTAGACCACAGACACGTTACAAAGAAAACAAAACCACAGCCTGACAAGAAGTCTACGGTAAGAGGACTGTTGTGCGGTGGTCGTTATGCAGGGTGTAATGCAAAGTTAGGACGCGTAGACAATGTGGAATGGCTCAAGAACGCAGTGGCATACCTAGAAAATCCCCCTGCACAAACGCTGTTTAAGGTGTTAGAGATTAACAAAAGAAAGTGAGAAATGACAACGATCAATGAAGTAACGCAGAAGCGCGATTATCTCGAAGAGTTTAATAGCGTTGTGGCGTTGTATTCTGTGTTGAAAACCAACAGCATGTCCCTGCGAGTGAAGCAGGCGGTGTACAAGCAGGACGAAGTAGCCGCCGAGCCTATTGACTTCATCATCGACGTGGAAGTGAAAGTGAAGCGAGCGGTTGGCCAAAGGTTCTACGATATATTCCTTCGAGCCGTCTACAATGAGAACATTGACATTCTCTCAGAGACGCTACGCGAAGCACTCGGTAGAACGTTCGCTGAGTATGGCCTGGGGCCGGATGGCACGTACGCAAGGCTCTATTACAAGATTAAAAACGACCAAATCCGCAGTTACATGAAAGGGTCAGCCAATGGAATCTTTAGAGCAGATGGAACAGAGCCTAACCAGTTCGACTGAAGAACCTACGCTTCCTGCTGCACCTCCTGAAAAGCTAACGCGGAAGCAGCTTGGACAGTTGCGCCGTCAGTACCTGACCATTACACACGGCACCGTCAAAGCCTGCGAACACAAAGCGCGGTTCAGCAAGGATCATGATCCTAAGAGCAACTGCGTTGACTGCTGGTCTGCATACTTTGCTACCAGCGTCGATCTGGACTTCATCCACGCCGTGCTGACCACGAAAGGTGTCAAGGCACTGGTCGCCATGAAGGGCACGAAGTTCGTTCGCATGTTCCATGGTTTTATCAGTTCTCAATTACTCCCTGCGCTCGCAGCGGAGATCACCGTCAAGCCTCAGGACGAGGCCCCAGCAACTATCGTAGGAGGCACGTTTGGCGAGTAACTGGGATGAAAGAATATTGCAGAGCGACTGTGAAGGTGCTCTACTGTTGATGGGTAGAGCCACTACAGAAGAGGCTAAAACCTATGCTAGTAAACGCATAGCAGAGACAAGAAAAGCATTAGAAGATTATCAGGAGAAACACAAGTCTCTGCCTGTGTCATGGACGGCATACCAAGGCAACAGTGAAGATAACGACCATTCCTACGAAGGAAGGTCATACATTGGAGTAGACCCGCGTGGACTGCCAGATTAGACTTGACTTTCCTCTCAAAGTGTGTTATACTTTAATCAGTTAGAGAAAAGGTTAAAAATGTCAAAAAACAAAGGAATATCGGGCACACCGGAATACCAAGTCTACCAGACGGCTAAGGACCGCTGCACCAACCCAAACAGTCAACGCTGGCACTCACACGGAGGGCGCGGCATAAAGTTCCTGTTCAAACACATCTTGGAACTCATTGCGGAAATAGGACCGCGCCCTACCCCCGAGCACTCGCTAGACCGCTACCCCGATAACGACGGCAACTACGAACCGGGGAATGTACGCTGGGCAACACGAAGCCAGCAACAGAAGAACAAGAGAGCCTACGGCAAAGGGTACGGGTGGCACGAAGCCTCTGGTAAGTGGTACGCAAGGATACACAGGAACGACAAGGAAACTTGGCTAGGTACTTTTGACACGAAGAAGGAAGCCAAGGAAGCACGGGAAAGGGCACTGGATGAGCAACGCAGATAAGTTTCGACAAATCGCAGCACTCAGCAAACAACTAGACGAGGCGCACACGATTACAAAGATTGGAAGAGAGGTTAAGAATTCCATAGTGCGCCTAGGGGACAAGCCTGTACTGCGTGTGCCCTGCATCAAGACCAACCTTCCTACGTTTGACTACGATGTCCTCCAATACGGAGGCGTACCACGTGGCCGTATCGTAGAAATCTTCGGGGCGGAAGCCTCTGGGAAAACTACAACGGCGCTACATATCACAGCACAAGAACAGAACGCAGGAGGCATCGTAGCCTATGTAGACGCAGAGCATAAACTGGAGCCAACCTACGCACAGGTGCTAGGTGTAAACATCGACAACCTGCTATTCAATCAGCCTAACAGTGGAGAAGAAGCACTTGACACTGTAGACAAGTTAGTAGAGTCAGGGGCGGTCACCTTGATCGTGATTGATTCTGCCGCTGCTTTAGTTCCTGAAGCCGAACTTGCTGGTGACATCGGAGACCAACACATGGGTCTGCAGGCTAGGATGTTCAGTCAGGCTATGCGCATCCTGACAGGAAAGTGCTCGCGTAGCCAAACTACCATACTGTGGCTGAATCAAGTGAGGGACAAGATTGGCATTGTCTATGGTAATCCCGAAACGACTCCCGGTGGACGCGCCTTGAAGTTCTACTCCAGTGTGCGCCTAAGCATTAGCCGTAAAGAGGCAATTTGGGAAGGCACCAAGGAAAACATCATAGGCCACAGCATTGACCTAAGGTGTGTGAAGAACGGTGGGGGCATACCCTTCCGGCGCACACAGATCAACCTCATTTACCCCGGTAAGGGAAGGACACCCGGCTTTGACAAAACAGACAACCTTATAGAGTTTGCAGTTGGTCGTAAGTTGTTTGAGCAGAAGGGAAGCTGGTTCTGGTATGATGTAGGCAGCACAACTGAAGTAAAAGGAAAGCCCGTGCCTATAGGGCCAGAAAAAATTGCTAACGGAATGGATAACCTGAAACTGTACTTGGCAAGTCACTTCGAAGTGGTAGAGCGTCTACGAAATGATGTGGCCGCGCTGATCAAGAAGGAAGAGACGCAACCCGTCTCAGGAGCACCTATTGTCTGAACATCGTGGTACACTATACACCTACTCCGGCAAGATAGCGTTCCCCGGTGGAGCACCTTCCCTCCTTGATACAGCAATTTCGTTGTCTAGGGAGGGAAGGTTTGCTGGGGCTGGGCGCAGATTCTTTTCGGTAGCACTACACACTTTCGTGGTGTGTGACCTGCTGCCTACATCTCTACAGTTCGATGGGCTACTTCATGATTCACCGGAGACAATTACCGGAGACACGCCAAAACCCGCCAAAACAGAAGAAATAGAGGCATTCGAGAAGGAACTGTTGCATTCCATTTACGAGTACCATGGAATCACTTTTCCTGACGAACACGCCTGCAAGGAAGTGAAAGAAGCAGACCGCAAGGCGTTTCGCGGAGAGATTTACACAACAGGAAACGTGGCATTGCAAGAGTTCTATCCACCCTGCGGTGAGGCTGAGGAACTGATCTTTAAATATGTGAAAGAATACACCTACGAGGACATGCTTGAAGCGAGCGGTCGAGTACCTATGGAGTTCATGCATAGGTTTCGACAATATAGATCACAACTTCCAAAATTCAGACTGTTAGACTAAAAACCTAAAAGGAGCTAATAATGTGCGCAGCACCCAATTCAACGACCGTACCGACCTCTTCAACGAGTGCCACCAAGCCAGTGCCGAAGTGGCTCAAGATGAAACAACAGAACAAGTCTTCAGCCGGAAAACAGACCGCAAAGCCTACCGTGCAGAAGTCCTCGGGCAGCGCACAGAGACCCAACGAACCGTCACGGAACCAGAAGAGAGCACGCTGGGCCAAAAAAGCAAAGCCCGTAGCAAAGCCCATCGTACAGCGCGGTCCCGTGCATGAGTACATCTCGGCATGCTGCTCCGCACCTTCACGCAAGCCTCGCGCTGGTATGAAGGAGTCGGTGAAAGACCCTGAGACCGGCAAAACGAAAGACAAGCCGAAGGGCTTGGGTCACTGGCGCTGCACAGCATGTGGCAAGGTTGCCAAGGTCACGCCACAGAAGCCTGAGCCGAAGGAAGCACCTAAGGTGAATGTTGTGTTTGAAGGAGGCGCTGGCCTTCCACAGGGACTTACACAGCAACTTATGGAGGTGCCCGTTGCTACCGCATAGACTACTCGTTGCAATCGGCTGGGTCATCCTAGCCATCATCAACCTTGGCTTGTACAAGTACACAGGCTTCTGGCCGTCAGCATTGCTGGCGGCAGCGGGGGCTGGCATAGCCATGCTGGGCGGCATCCTAGGTGACTTGCTATGAAATCTCTAATCGTTATAGCCATGCTCTTAGTGCTCCTGTTGGGACTCTCAGAGATGTCACGCTGCTCAACCAACTCAAAGAAGAGTGACACAACGTGCTGGCTTCCCGAGGGCTGCGTCACGCAGTACACGCTGAATCCGTACACGTACAAGGCGGGAGAGATATCGGTTTCTGGCATCGTGGACGACGCGGTTGTAGTCCGCATCCAGCCGCTGGCGACCTACAACTTGTTCACTGAGGATATTCTACTGTGTGACAAGAAGAAACTTGCGGAGATGTTCGAGGGCAAGCACAACCCTTTGCTGCTGACCTACAAAACGAAAGCGTCACACATGGTGCAGGGCATAGGTTGCCATGACCTTGTGCGCGTCGATGAGATGAAGGAGGGCAGAAACTGATGTGGGTAAAAAAGTTATTAGGAGACCATAACCGAGAGGAGTTCATTCGTACGCTGGACTCCATCGTTAGTGTTGTGCTGCAACTGGTCACGCTTGGGGTGCAAATCTTCGGATTGCACTACATCATGACGCACCCGAGATAAGTTGACAAAGGTGCCAAAACTTGGTATCCTAAAACTAGGAGGAGTGTGTCTATGAAACCGGGACCAAAACCGAAAACACTATAAGGTACCACTCGCGGCCACGTCGTAGGATGACAGTGGAATACTCTGCTTTCCTAAACGCAAAGTCTAGGTGCTCTCGCAAGCCGGGGGAACCAGATTATGAAGACTACGCCGGACGTGGCATAAAATTCCTGTTCAAAAGTTTTGAACAGTTCTTGAAGTGTGTTGGAAAGAAACCAGACCCTTCATTCTTGTTAGACCGCAAAGACAACGATGGAAACTACGAACCGGGAAACGTGCGATGGGCAAGCGCAGGGGATTCAAAGAAGAACCAGAGAATGACCGAGGCAAAGTTACAGCACAACAGGAAAGCTGCCAAAGCAGCAGGGCAACTAGCCCGTAGAACTGGACAAGCAGGAGCACTCGCACACAATCGCTGGCACACATCAAGAGGCATCATAAAGAAAGGGTGCAAACTATGCAGTACTCAAAAGAAGGGATAGCGTTAACCAAGAGTTTTGAATCTTGTCGTCTCACGGCTTACCAAGACATTAAGGGCATATGGACGATTGGTTTTGGGCACGTTGGACCTGAAGTCGTAGAGGGACTAACGTGGGATCAGAATTCAGCCGATAGTCAACTCATACTCGACCTTACCAAAGCAGAGCACGCTGTAAATACATTGGTAACTGTTCCTCTATCTCAAGGTCAATACGATGGATTAGTAGACTTTTGCTACAACTGTGGCGTAGGGGCATTCAGAGGCTCTACTATGCTTGTCCTGCTCAATCAAGGGGACTTTGCTGGGGCTGCCAATGAGTTTGAGAAGTGGGACCATGCTTCGGGTAAAGTCGTAGCGGGACTGCTCCGCAGACGCATAGCAGAGGAACAGGAGTTCAACTCGTGATGGGAGAACCGACGTACCGCAAAGTGCTCCATGGTGACGACGTTGGAACTCGTTTGCAGCATATGATGGACCTTCAGATGCTCTGGTCCGATGTCTACGGCATACTGACGCGCCCTAATCTGTTCCACACGGAATTGGAGCAAGCACGTGCCTTGCAACTAGAAATCGCACTGAGCCTGCTACAGAACCACATAACTGCCGAGTTCGATGAGACACGTTACGCTGTGGTCATAAACGAAGGGGTTGACAAGAAGTCCTGAACTTTGGTAAGCTGTAAGTAGGGAGAAATTGGGTGCGAGCCAACAGGTTTACTGTACAGGAGATGGAAAGGATAGGAGCACTTCTAAAAACTCTAAGATCAGAAAGGAAAATCAATGAGATTAATAGTGGCGCTTCTGGTACTAACGGTGCTGTGTCAGGCTAAGAACGGTTTGAATATTGCTCTTCCTAAAACTGAAGGATTGGCGTCGTTTTATGGGCGCAGAGAACAAGGCAAAAAGACTGCCAGTGGCGAGCGCTTCGACCGCCATAGATTCACCTGCGCGAGCCACACCTACCCATTAGGGACGTGGCTCATGGTAAAGTACCCTCGCATGGGTACCTTCGTTGTGGTCCGCGTGAATGACCGTGGGCCGTGGGTGAAGGGAAGAGTTCTAGATTTGTCGGAGCACGCCGCTACAACCTTGGGACTCAAGAGCCATGGTGTAGACTTCGTTGTCATCCAGCCATTGCTGGGGAGCTAACCTATGAAACAAAGAGTTTACATTTCATCTCGCTTTGACCGCAGAGAAGAGATGAAAGACGTATCAACTGCAGTGCAGGCGCTAGGCTATGACGATGTATCGCACTGGATTGTGCAGGAAGAAGGTGCAAACCCTTCGGAGACTGTGCTGCGAGACAGGGCAACGCTGGACAGGAATGACGTGTACGCCTGCGACATCCTAGTCCGCTTTAGCGATGATTTGACTACCGCTACCATACCCTCGCGCTGGGGAACTGCCTCGCGTTTCGAAGAGACAGGCATGGCGTATGCTTTGGGAAAAACCATCATTGTCGTAGGTGGTAATCAAAGCCTGTTCGACCGCTTTGAGTCTAGGATTCATGTGCCAGACAAGGCAGCACTGTATACGCTGCTTCGCTGTATGCTATACAATAGCGTGGAGGACTTTCAATAATGCTAACACCAAATGAAGCGTACCAGTACGATTCAACCTTCCGCCGCGTGGTGAACCTGATGTGCGCTTACCTGAGTGAGTACGAGATCACACCAGCGGAACTGCGGCAGGCAGCCATACTAGCGGCTACCATGCACGCAGACCGATGTATCAAGCCCTTGTACATTGCCAAGCCCCGACCATGGCAAGGCATGGAAGTGTTCATAGATGAAGCAAAGGACATAACCCCAGCGATGTTCGGAGGGCTTATCACTAATGCCCCTATGCGCACGGCTACGGGCTCTACAGTGGGCATATCTCGCATCGGTAGTACTGTAGGCGGGTCAGTAGGTGGGCGCTTCCCCAGCGACGGCACAACCGTAACACAGGTGGACAAGGGCAATTTCAAGTGTATCTGTGGACTAAGTGAGCATCCAAATCGCTCGAAGCATACGCACACATGCAATGACACCAACTGGGAGTTCTATCATCCCAAAGTGACACCTATACCACCACAGTGTGCTGAGCACTGCCACTTGTTCGTAGGAACAGGCAAGGGTTACAGCGTGTGCAACGACTGCGGCATGAGCGACGTGTACTATAACTGGGCGTATCTGGGCGTATAACAAATAGGAGGCTCCATGACCACCGGGACAGCAAAGAAAGTGCTAGACCTAACCAAGCGCAATCCCATTCTCGATCCACTGCTGAAGAAGATGCACGAGCGTCTGGTAGGGCAGGACGGCGCTGCGCAGGTTCTGGTGGACATGGTGTCAACCCATCTATCAGGTTTCAGTGCCCCTGGCAGGCCAGCAGGCAATGCGCTGTTGCTAGGCCCTACAGGGTCAGGCAAGACGCACGCCGTGGAGGTGCTATGCGAGGGCTTGGTAGGGGATGCTCGCGCCTGCATCAAGATTGACTGTGCGGAGTTCCAGCACAGCCATGAGATTGCCAAGCTAATCGGCTCGCCTCCCGGCTACCTGGGGCACCGCGAGACGCATCCTCTGCTCACTCAGGAAGCGTTAAACCAGTGGCACAAGGAAGGCATGCCCCTGAGCGTGCTCCTGTTCGATGAGATAGAGAAGGCTTCGGACTCCCTGTGGCAATTGCTGCTGGGCGTGCTGGATAAGGCTACGCTCACGCTAGGCGACAACCGCAAGGTGAACTTCGAGCAGGTGCTCATCATTATGACCTCGAACCTCGGTGCGAAGCAGATGCACGCACAGAAGTATGGGTTCAAACAGGGCAATGAAGTTGAGGTACTAGACGACGAGAAGAACAAAGCAGTAGCAATGGAGGCTGCCAAGAAGCACTTCACACCTGAGTTCATGAACCGCCTTGACCACGTGGAGGTCTTCAAGACTCTGACAAAGCTACAGGCGGCGGAAGTCATGCACATCGAACTGGGCATTGTCCAGCAGATGTTCTACACCAAGGCAAGGTTCCTGTACCAGCTAACTCCTGCGGCGAAGTTCACGCTAATGGAGGAAGGCTACAGCATCGAGTACGGTGCACGTAACCTGAAACGTGCCATCGAACGCCGTGTGCGGCTGCCGTTGGCTGGCCTAGTATCATCTGGGCAAATCCTTCCGGGTAACACCGTGGTCATTGACCAAGCAAGCCCCAAGGACACACAGTTCGAGTTTTCGATTCAGAAGTTGAGCAGCACAGATGTAAAATTCACAGACGTGGAGAATATACTATGAAGTTCAATGTAAGTGTTAAAGGCAGTAACTCAGAACAGACACGAGAGACAAGTTGAAGTTGTTTTTTCAATGAAGCAGCACTCTGACGGGTCAATTGGAATTTTCATTGACAACGAGTCTACTGGTAACGGTCCACAGAAGTTTCTTGTGATCACTCCAGAAGGCATCGTTAAACGCATGGCATTCAGTGTTCCATGGAAAGGCACAGCGTACCTTAAATACGCCAAAGAGTTTTCCCCAAAGTACAATGGCGTTTGGAACGTTGTAAAAGTAGTGAACGAGTAAAGGGGACATTCTATGAGTACTCTAAGCAGTGTTCCTTGGTGGGGATGGGCAGTACTGGTGGTGCTAGTGATAATTATTTTCACCCCTGAAACGCCAACAGGTAGAGGTGGCTATGAGATGTGATTGTGAAGAAAAAAGTTGTACCGATTGCTTTCCAACTCAAAGGAGAACTATGAAGAAGTGCAAGGCACCATCCGCAAAGAAACTGTACGAAGGTTTGCAACTGAACTACGAGGAATACCGTGCAAAGGTCCGTGCGTACACTATAGCGGTCGGCAGCAGTTCCAACAGACGCAGGTTGATGTCCATTGCTCCTGCTAATGAAAAGGGCTTGATTAACGGTCTGACGATCCCTGAGTTGGTCATGCTTGTCAACCTGAGCGAAGGCACAGGAGAACAGATCATCCTCGAAACCGAGAACAACAAGAAAGACCTACTCATCGTGGCAAAGAAGATGGTGCCGACACCATGGGCTTTGCTATGAGCGTTGACCCTCTCTTTAGCTTCGCACCCTACAGTACAGTAGGCCGAGAAAAGGCTGTTGCCGTTGCCGAGAAGTTCACAGCTTTCTTATATGAACTGGAAGAACTTCTCCCCGGTGGCTCACGGGAAGTATCCATCATCCGTACTAAACTGGAGGAGGCTTCGTTCTACGCCAAGAAGGCCCTTCGCAACTACAAAGAAAACCTAGCATAGACAAAAAAAATGCCCCACATTCCCGAAAGGGTTTGTGGGGCATTTGTCGTTTCTATTTCATTCTCTCGAACGCTGTGATGGCTTTGTCTAGGTTCCTCCACAGCGGCGTCTTGGGTTCTGCCTCGGCTAATCTCTTGTACAGAGCCCTTAGTACTTCTTTGCGGAACACAACGTCACGCTGTGCGCGTGCCGCTATTAGCTGCCCGACAGAAGGCATGGGGGTCACCTCAGTTTAGACGTTGTCAGACGAGCAATTACCTGCAGCAGTGTTGATGGATGTCTGGCTAGTCTTCAACAGTACCGTGAGGATTGCATTGAGACCAGAACCACTAATCGCTGTGCAAACACCAAGCGCTGTAAGGTCGTCCCCAGCTTGGCCGTAGTGCTTTCCGTCAATGGAAACCGCTGGGTATAGAGCGTCGGGGTTAGTGGAGTTATACTCTTGCTGCACTGCGTACGCATCATACGAGGTGATAACATAGGTTCCGGCATCGAGAGGGGATTGCACAGTAACCGAAGCGAGTGATCCAATGCCACTCACAGCCACTACCTTGCCTATGATGCTGACTGCATCGTTGATGTTTACTGCTTTTCCATTTTTATTGATTCCGGTGGACATGTGTTATTCCTTTTCTTGATTCTAAACTTTGGTAGGGCGACTGGGATTTGAACCCAGATTGCAGGTTTTGGAAACGAGCCGATTAGTCAGTTATCTTATCCCCCTATTTGGAGCCGTTCTGAGGTAATGGTCCGACCTGCTCAGGTGGCAAACTCTGTATTTCGCATTGCAGACCGCTACGCGAGCGCGAGGCATGCTAAGCCACTCTGCTGTGGCCGCTCCCTAAACATCGCTGTACGGGCTCCTTTGGGCACTTTATAGCCCTGTGCTGGTCTTGATCCACTGCCTTGTAATGAAGCCCGAGACGAAGCCAATGGCGAACCAGCGCCTTTTGCTGCGCCGTCCCTCGGCCTTAATAACTGCAATCTGTTGATTACATACGGTTTGATTGTCTTTTAGCTGAACGTTTAGGCTAGAAACCTCGGAATTGAGCGTTGTATTCTCATTCTGAGACAAACCTAGAAGCTGCTGGGCGCTCTTTAGCTCATCCTGTGTGTTGCCTAGTTGCTTCTGCAGCACGGGTACCTGTTCGAGGCTCTGCACGGTCGCTATAGCGCCACTCGTTGGGAGGGTTTCACCGTTTGTTGAAACAGTGACATTCGCTGAAGGGACAAGGGTGTTCCACCGCTGGGCGAGTTCGCTAGGCGGTAAACCAGCGTCCGTGCGTTGCTGCTGCGCGAGCGCTGTGGCAAGCTGTGTGTTGGCTGCTACCAATGCCGCATTCTGTGCGTCTAGCTTAGTGGCCAGTGCCTGATACTGCGCCGATTGTTGTTCCACCTGTGCGGCGAGCGCAGCGGTCTTGTCCGCTTGGCTTTGCGCTACGACCTTCGCCTGTGTGAGATTTGCGTTGTCATGTGCGGCGATAATGCTTTCCACATGCCCTACAGCGAACCACAGGAGCACGGCGGCGATCCCTGCTAGGACTAGCCGCTCGTGCGCCTTTACGTATGTACTGATTGTTGCAATGGTCATCTGAGTCTCCTTTGGATTACTTCATTGATGCTGTGATCTGTGCCTGCGTGAAGGCGATGGCGTACACACCTGCTAGTTTTCCATCGTCAATTCCGTACGTGATGATGCCGATGAGTTGTCCATCCTCTGCGGAGAAGACTGAGCTACCGGAGTCGCCACCAATGACTGTCTCTTGGATGAGGTACACAACTCCTGTGGCGTCAATTTCATCGTCACCGGAACTAGGCATGTTTCCCATGACTACGCCTTCGCGGTACTGGTCACGTATCCCACCAGGGTTGCCCCATTGGTAAGTGTGCTCGCCCTGGCGCGGTACTCGTACGTGGTCAGTCAGTTCGATGGTGTTCTTGAAGTAGATGCCAGAGACATCTAGCAGCATATGATCCTGCTTGTCGAACGTGCGGCTGATGATCTTGTAGGACATCACCTGCTGTGGGCGGATGAGTTGCAGCGGGGCATCAATGTAGACGCCTGTGGCATACTCATCGTTGCAATGCTCTGCGGTGAGCAGGGTATGGGGTCCGACTGCATATGCTGTGCAGAGTCCTCCACCAATGACCTTGCCGTTCTCGTCGCGGTTGACCATGACAATCTCGTGCATGGACTTGTGCTGGTTCTCTTGTAATTTGGTTAGCTGCTTCTTGTGGATGCCGAAAGCAGGGCTGATTGCCAGTGTCGCAATGATCACTAGGCTGGCTAGACTTCTGAAAATCTTACGCATAATGTTCTCACCCAAGAGCACAATTTATAGTCGCCCACTTTATGTGGCCCTCTGTTCGACTCCTTAGCAAAAATCAAAGCCCTGCCAGTTCTTGGAACTGTGGCAGGGCATAGGCGGTTCTAGACTCCAAGCGCCTGTCTTACATTTCGTTGTTGTGGAAAGTTCAGCAAGAGTTCATCGAAGGCCGTGACCGCACCTTCCAGAAACTCCTCTAAAGTCCCATTGTTCTCCAAAATTATTGACCAGTCCTCGTCCGACACATCTTGTAGAGCCGTTTCCGATGCGTGGGTGCTAGGCGGAAGCCCTGCACGATCCACGCGAACTGTCTCGCCATACTGCAGTACAAACGACATCTCGTTCGGGAATCTCATGTCCGTGATCAGCGCGATCTGGGGTTTCTCCAGTTCGATCTGTTCGGCCAATCGCTTGACCCAATAGTTGTCGTCATCTGAGCGGCGATACTCTGTGCCCCACCATTGCAGGAAGGAGCGCTGCTTACCGCGTGGGTACTGTTCGTTGACTTCCCCATTGGGGTCATACTGAACCCATTCAGGCAGAGTCACAACGTACCCCTTCTTTGCGAAGCAGTAGTCAGGACTAAAAACTTTCTCCACACTACCTGCCTTGCGGTACTCGGCATCCACTTCGCTACGCAATGCGTCTGCAAAGGAGTACTTGCGGATGTCGTAGCGGTCGTTGTTTACGTTTGCTCCAATTGTATACCCGTCTTCTTGGGGTCCAACTGGCAGCAATCCGCGCTGTTTAATTATCTCGGCAACGGCTGTGTCTTTACCAGAGCGAGCCCGATAGCCGAATCCAAATATCACTGAGTCAATTGCCATGTTAGATGATGACTCCACCAATGAGGCCCACGGTAATGTCGCAATCGGTGATGCCATCCCAGCCGTCAATCATTACTGGGTCCATGCCCTCAATGCCTGTGAACAAGTCCTTCTCTTCGTATCTCATCGTAGAGTCACCTTTCCGACCTTCTTCAATGCAGCGTTGAGTTCTTCCTTGGTTAAGCCGTATGTTCCCCGTTCGAAGTACGCAACGCCGGGGCTCACGACCTTGCCGAGTCCGTAGGTGTACGACCTTGCAGATTCGGTGCGAATTATGTATTCCTGTTGTTCCACTGAGTCTCCCATTTCTTGAGGTACTGAATGCCTTTTTCCAACAACGTTACATCATCATGCAGATAACCTAGCCCAGAATTGCAGGTACTGCAAAGCAAGCCACGTACGCATTTGCCGCAACTGCGGTCGCCTGAGCAACACTTATGGCTGTGGTCTACGCAAGGAAGATTTTCAGAGCAAAATAAAGAGTCACATAAAGCACACCTATTGTTCTGCTTCGTAAGTTTCTCATCAATTACTTCAGGTGTTATTTTGAATTTGAACTTCAGATTCAATGCTCTTAGTTTCTCTGGGTTGTTCTTTCCCCAATTTCTACAAGCCGCTGCTCTGCAAACCCTGCACTTTAACTCCCCTTCGACCCTAGGGTGACCTCTCTTGCATACTTTAATATGCGTTCCATGCATGGAGTTGTGTCCTTGCACGAATCTCTTAGGTTCACCCTCTACGTGTCCCGAGGACTTGTGGGTGCGTTTGTATACGCCTGCATCTGTACCGCAACCACATGCGCATCGCATTAGGCTCTCCACTTCCCGTTCTTCACAGTAATTATAGTTCTCTGCCCATTTGGGTAGAGTGCTACGTGACTGTGACTCCACGAGCTAGGTCCGCTCGTGTACGTCCAGTCCTTTGTTAACTTAGTTGAGGTTCCTGCCACGTAAAGTCCGTGAAAGATTCCGCAAGAGTGAGTGTGTGCTGTGGTGGCTTTCTTGCCAATTTTGGAAAGGTTAGATGGACTCCCGAACGCCCCGTTCGGACCCAAATGCCCGTGGCAGCCACATTCTACTTCCTTGACCTCGAAGGATTCGTCTGGCAACAGGAACTTTACTGCTCCATGTTTCATGCCAGCTTCTACCTCAAAGGCATGCTCTGAAAAGTTGATGTTCTTCGGAAGTTTTCCGCCGCGAATTTCAGCGTATGCAAAGTTCTGAAGACGCAAGAACAACTCTGAGTTTGCAGGATCGAACCGATAGTCGTAGTTCTCCAACCATGACCTCAACCATGCCCTGTCGTGATTTGAATCCGGCACAATAGTCTTGCACCATGGACGGAGGTACTTTTCAACCATAACTCTCGTCTGTCGCAATTCCTCATCTACTCTGTGCAGACCCCTAAGCCATGTGTGGAAGCGTTTGTAGGGTTCTACCTTACCTTGCAAGTGTCTGTTGGTGGATGCGCCCTCCATGATGTCATGCAAAAACTGGTACTTTGGACGTAAAGTGTCCAGCATGTTCAGAGAAGACTCTACAACCTCAGGCTGTGCTATCGTTGAGTGTAGATCACCCCATGTAATTGCTTCGGCTGTTCCATCCGTATAAACCACTCCGTCTTCGACAACAACATTCAAGTCTTGAATGCTGCGCCCGTTCTTCCTAGCCGCGACTTGTCTGACCCACCAGTTGCCTTCACCGTCTACCTCTACGAGGAGGAAGGCGTAGCGATGGTGATGCTCCGCTTTGATGCCCAGTTTCTTCTGCAGATAGTTCATAAGGGTGCAAGCACCCGTGGTATAAACCATCTTGACAGGCATATCCGGCATTGTAGCAATAGACCGCATCTCTATCTTCGTGTGTGGGAAGATGATGCTTGCCGAACCGCCGTAGGTTTCCAACCCAGATATCGGGTTGTCTTCCGTGGGTAGCACATTGAGATTGCCACACCATTTGAGCCCCGGCGCTAGCTCCCTAGGAGCATCGCTGATGTACGGCGTGACCTTGGGGTCATACCACAAGTCATCTTCGTACGCTTTCTTGGTGCCGTTCTTGACGGCCAGCTTACCAAAGTTGTTCTGGTTGTAGCTGAAGGTGCCGACAAGAATCTGTGCCTTGTAATACTTTGCCATTGCTTCGACGTTCTCCCAAAAGTCTTCATGGACGAACGTGTTGTTCTGGGCAGATGTCAGGATGTAGCGTTTGACGCTCCCAGAGATAGGTAGAGGTTCCTTAATTTCTGCTGCACGTTGCTTACCACCTGCAAGCGGCTTTTTAATGCCTAACTTTTGAAGATGCTCCCACACAGTGCTCCGCGCCAGTCCCATTGCTCTCGCAATGTCTGGAACTTTGCCTGCATGTTTTGCATAAAGTTCGGCAATCCGCTTGCGTTGCTCTTCGCCGTGCTGCTGCTGTTTACTCTTCTCTTTCATTGATTCCTCAAATTGGAGTTGTACCACAGTTAAAGTCTACCACACGGTATGTGGAGTTGTCAATGCTTTATTTCATTAGGAACATCTTGAAGACCAGCGCAATCAACGCAAGGCCGATGGTGACCAGTAGGCCGGTATTGAGGTTGAATTGCTGCTTATCCTCTGTTTTGGCGGTTCTATCACCCACGTTCTGTGAGCGGCTTTCCTTCAAACTGACCACATCGTTCTGTAGGACGCCGATAGCCCGATTGCTTTCCTTCTGTGACTCTTCAGTCTTAGCGTTGGCCTTTTCGGCAGCGGAGAAGGCTACGGAAACCGTGCGTTCTTGATCCAGCTTGGCTACGCTGATAGCCGTGAGTGCGGCGTCAACTGATGTTTTCGAGATTACTACCTGCTCATCGACTCGTCTCGAAAGGTTGGAGATGCGCTCTGCTAATACCTCTACTAATGTACTGTTACCGTTTACCATAGGTGTTTCCTTCATTTCTTAGCGGTCCTGCGGCGCATGGGCATAGCGGATGCACGGAGGAAGCCAGTCTGTTCTGCTTGGGACAGGGCCATACTTGTCAGGGTCTTCGAAACTTCCCCTAGCAGTTCAATCTGCCGCTTGCCATACTCTTCAATATGAGTAAGGTGATTTTCTCGTTGCTTTACCAGTTCAGTGTGAATGGATGCTTGCTCCGTTTTCAACACAGCCCATTCTTTTTTTATCTTACGGAACGGCCAAAGGATAATGGCCATGATTGCTCCTACGGCTGCACTTGCAGCCAACTTGTATCCGAATGCTGCTAGCTCTGGACTAAACACAGCATGCTCCTACTTCAAGATTTTCTCTTCGGTATCTGCGATTGAAGTCGCCCGTTCTAGGTCTCCCGCCGCAGCCTTCGCGCCGTGATTGCTTTGAATGAGGTTGAGGGCACCGTTTAGTATACGGCCCCACAGTTTGTTCTGCAATGCTGCGCGGTACGCATGGGCAGATATAGTTTCTCCCTGTCTACCGCGTAGCAAAATTACATTGGCACATACGTCGATTGCCACTAAGCAGCGGTGGGGGTATCCCTCTGCCGCTGCTTGGGCTTCCTGCTGTGCTACGTTGATTTGGTCTGGTTGCACAGCTTACACCGCTGTGCCAGATACTAGGCCAGCGCTTAGCAGTAGCCCGTCTAATGACGAGGCAAGTGCTGTGAGTGCCGTGGACCAGTTAGGCAGTGTGCCTGACCATACGCCGTCGTTAGAACGGAACGTACCGTCCGCTGCAACATCGACGCGGAGCCGAGGCTGGTTAGGCGTGAATACACCGTCAACCATTGTACCACGGTCGAGCATTGCCACGACGGAACCTGCGGGGAGGTTTAGCTCCACATAGGACACGCGCAGGGTATCCGTAGTCGTAACCAGTGTGGTGCCGTTGAACACGGCTGTGGTGGTGGTGATAGATGCTGGTGAAAGTGTGATCATGTTTTATCCTTATGCTTTGCCAATAACAATGTAATTGAACGTCACATTTCCTGCTAGTGCTGTTTGTATGTTCACTGTGAATCCAGTCCACGCGCCTGCGCCTCCACTGTACGTAACCCAGTATCCGACCGGCACCCCCAGAGCGAGTGGGTCAGACGTTGGCGTCAGCACAATCACGGGCTGTGCTGTACCAGTATAGTTAGCTGCAAAGGTAACTGCTTTGGTCGTTGCCGCAGCAGTAACAGTTGCTTGTCCAGCATAGTCCGCACCTGCAAGGCTAACTCTGTTGAAACTCAAGTTGCCAGAGTAATCCCCAGCAGTCCCATTGCCGATTGCTAAGGATGCTGCACCGAGGCGGGAGATGCCCGAGTCATGTGCAGCACCAAAGATGAACGTCCCATCTGTGTTGATTCCGATTGCGTTTTGGTGGGCGTAGTTACCGATGTACAGAATGCCCTGTGTTGATCCGTAGAAGTTTGCTAGGATTGTGGCCGCGCTACCATCACTGGCTGCTGCATAGAGTTGAATAAAGGTTCCTGCACTAGAGCCATTGCCGCCGAAGGATGCTCCGTTGATAAAAGTAGTTGACCTTGTTGTGACTAAGGTTCCTAGAGTCAAGTTGCCAGAGTAATCCCCAGCAGTCCCATTGCCGATTGCTAAGGATGCTGCACCGAGGCGAGAGATGCCTGCATCGGTTCCACCGATGTCAAGCAATGGTACCTGAACGGCGGCTTGTCCTGTGCTACCCGTATGGGTGAAAGTCAGGTTGCTTCTGCCGTTCAAACCTGCCACTATCGCAGCAGTACCGATTGTCCACAAATCCACGCCAGTAGCGCCACCAGTTGCCCAGTAGTTAGCTGCGAGTTCAAGCAATGGGGATGCGTTGGTGGACCCTACAGTCCCGACCGTGGTGTTTGCCCACGTCCACGCCACTGCAGATGTCTGGTTGAATGTCGTAGCGTAATTCGCATTGGACAGGGACAGGGCGGCGGCGGCGTTGCCAATTTGGTTCCATGTAACAGTACCGGAAGGCAGAGCCGTGGCGTCCACGTAGTTTGTGCCATTGCCGACTAGGAAGTGTCCAGAGGGTGCTGCACCTGCGATTTGAAAGCCTGTAGCTGCGTTGAAGAGCGGAGCGATTACAGAGGTACCTGCGTAGATGATGCTAGGCCGCGTTGCGCCCACCGCTCCTATGGTGTGTGCATTGTCTAAACTGAATAGCAGGTTCCCTGTAAGGGTTCCACCTGCCAAGGGCAAATACGTACCCGATAGTGAAGGGATGTCCGCTGCAACTAGTGCGCGGAAGGTAGGTGCTGTTGGTCCAGCAGATGCTGGCCCTGCAAGTACAAAGTTTGCTGCCTGCGCAATGAGAGACAATGTGACCGCTCCAGCGGACAGTGCGTTGTTATACACAACGGAGTCCCCTGAGAACGAAGTCACTCCTCCTGCGGCAGGTATCGGAACGTACGCTGAGATGTTCCCATTGATGTCAAACTGGAACGTAACTAGCTGCTCGCCCAACGGCGCAAGGGGCAGGGTGGAGGACAGGTTTGGGGAAGGCACCAATGTGCCGTTAACTGAAATTGAAGAACCAGCCGCGTAAGCTGCGTCGATCAGTAGGAAGTTCTCCGCAATTATCTCTTCTTGTCCGAAGAGGGCTAAGCCCAGTTGACTGGTGTATCTCTGGTTTGGATATGCAAATAGTGACATGGGGCTACCTCAACGAACTTGTATTTTACACAATTTCTAACGGGAAACCGGGACGATAGTCTATCCATCTGATAGACTTACTGTTGTTACATCCACCCTTGCCGTGGCAAAGTGGTTGCAAATTTTCAATGCTATTTCTTCCGCCTTTTGCTAAAGGCTGTATATGGTCTGGTACCAGTTTTAAACCTACCTCAAACAAGGCTTCTTCGCTGTGAAGACAGCATAGGCACTTAAGCCCATATACCACTTTAAGTTCTAGCCACTCTCTGGGCGTCCAAGAACCGCCGTTGCCTAACTTCCATGCTTTACGTCGGTGATGGGCTGCCTTTTTTGTTTCAGGGTGCTTTTTGCGCGTCCTACGGGCATGCTCAGCTTTTCTATCTGGGTTCGCCTTAGCCCACGCTCTGTGGTATTCCAAAGCATAGCCAGGATGCGTTGAAAGAAACCTCTTAACACTTTCCCTGCGTTCTTCTGGATGCGATGCCTGTCGCAATCGTGCTTTTTCTTTTTCGGACTCTAAGTTTTCTTGGTAGTAACTTCTGCTGTGCTCCAATGAACACGTTCTGCAATTTCCACTTTTAGTTGTGTTGTCGCTTGTTTTTTCATGCCCACGCAAACAGTGGGTTTTCTTAGTCCGAGACTGCAACGGCAATTGGCACTGTACACAGTTTCCGTTTAATCGTACGTTGTCTGGTGTCCTGAGATGGCCTCTTATACACTTTTCTTTCCTAAAACCTTTTGCTGGCATATTGTTCCTCCTCAAAGTAGGTCGAGCGGGGAGGCTTTGAGGACACTCCCCTGCTCTGCTCCAAAGCCGCTAAGCCTTGGGATGTTTACAAACCTGTGTAGTCTATAGCTGAAAAACACCCTTCTGTAGAAAGTGCCTTAATAGTTGCATCTACTATAGCAGTAGAGCAACCAAACGTGGTAGCAATCTGCGCCAAGGTTTTGCCTTGGTTCCAGAGCGTTACCATACGGTTTCGTTCATTTCCATCTGGGCTAAACGTTGCCATGCGTACTCCTTATTCTGGTGCGTGTTGTAAGAAACGCTTGAGCGGATGCTCTGGTGTGACCTCTGCTACTACGATGCGATTTTTTGCATCTTCAATCTGACGCACAGCGACATCCGCCGCGTGCTCTATCTCAGCCATCTGCCTAGCAATGCCTTCCTTGATATACATGGCCTTTTCAATGTCTTCTCGTTGCTTATCCGCTGCCTGCTCTATGCGGCGGCGTGCTTCGGATTCCGTACGCAATTGCTCAGCCTCGGCCTCGCGCTTGTCCGCTGCTTTCTTCTCGGCGCGTGCATTGGCTACGTCCGCTGCTTTCTTCTCTGCGGCTCTTCGCTCTTCTTCTAACTTTAGAGCCTTAGCAGTTTCTTCCATAGCAGTCCGCTGAGCGGCCTGTCCCTCTTGTTCCAACTGTGCAGATTGCTCTGCTAACTGCAACGCAATTTCTTTGAGTTCCATATGAGTCTCCTGAGTTCAAATGTCTGCGAGGGCTTTTACCCCGCTTGCTATGAATTGCGCATATTACCGATACTAGAACATTATGGTTCCGACAACAGGTCCAGAGCCCGTCGCCGCAGATACTTGTAGTCTGTAAAACCTGAAGTTGATCAAATCAACATCGCCTGAGGCTAGTGTACCGGAGTTACCTTGTCCTGATTGCCAGTCATAAACGTTTGGCCCACCCGATGCTGTGCCTGCTGCAGTGATAGTTCCTATGGTGTTATACTGCGCATCTTCATCGAAGTTCGCGCCTTGAATAAGAACCGTAACTGCTGACAAGGTACTCGCAACACCGAGTTGCTGCGCTGGCAGCTTAACAGTGGCGCTAAGGGATTTGCCTGACTGATTGCCAGGGGATGATGGGCAAGCAACTGCAATGGATGACGCTGGGAATGACGATAGGACATCCCCAAGTTCAGGCTGCGGTATAGATACTTGGCCACCGTCAGGCGTTCCCGCTGCTACGGTCGAGGAGGTGATGGTGAAAGTCACCGTGGAAATTCCGGCGTTCGTAGTCGTTGCAGACAAAATCTGTGCGTTGGTCACATTCAGGTTTCCACTGCCATTGACAGTGCCAATCACAGTAATCAGGCTACCCACGACTGGGACATTTCCTGAGGCTATGCGAAACGTTAAAGTTCCAGTGGTTGTTACCGCTGAGTCTGAAATTACATAGCCCAAAGTTGGGCCTGTCTTGTCGAGCCAGCTTCCGAATGTGTATTCTGGTCTGCCCTGCACGAGCAGAGTTGGTGACGGTTTAAACGGTGACTTAGTGTATAGGCTCAAAATGTACTCGCATTCCCCTGCGTAATGGCAGGACTTTCAGGATTTTGTTTGCGGTAGTCTATTGTTTTTGTTCCCTTCCTTGAATTACAAGGGCCGCATAAGGGTTGAATATTTTCTATATTACTTGTGCCTCCCTTGGACAAAGGGACAACATGATCTGCTGTCAGTTTTCTTTTCTTGTTGCAGCACAGACAGTGATGCCTATAGTGCTTACACAAAGAGTTCCACTCAGCAGCGGTAAAAGAACCTCCGTTGCCTGCTTTAAGAGCCAAGCGCCTGTGGTCGTTCACTTTTACCTTGTCTGGATTGTTTTTTCTCCACTCCCGTCCTTCTCTTAGTACTATCTCTGGGTTGTTCTTCTTCCATTTTCTATTGCTTTCACGGGAAGTTTCTCTATTGTTGATTCTCCAAAGGTGCGCTTGCTGTAATAAGTAAATACGGTTCTTTAGGTACCATTTTCTCTTCCTAGCCAAGTCCTCTTCCCTGTGAGACTTTCTCCACTTTGCGTTGTTAGCTTTACTATCTTCTGGGTTCTTGTACATAATTCCCCCTCGTTAAGGTTGCACTGAGCGGTGTAACGAGCACCGCCCAGCACTGGCTCAGGGAGCAACCCCTGAGATTCTGTTATTTCTTTAGTTCTTCTTGGTACTTTTCCATATCCACGGTGTAGCGAGTTTGGCCATCTTTGTACGTCTTCTTAGTCACGGACTCAGGATATGCTTTCTCAAGTTTATCCCATGCTCCCCTCGCTTGGTCAGATGTGCTGATGTCGCTATGCACAGTGTGGATGTCTTTCCCTACGTTGTTCAGGAAGTGAGTAATTTGGTCAACACCCCGGCCTTTGCCTTGCAACTCTTTATCGTAAATTTGGTTGGAGCGCACAGTAGCTACACCGGACTTTGTGTCCTGTGCTACTAGTTCTCCAATCTTACGACCGTTTGTATCCTTGGTTGTGACGTGATGTTGCTGATTGCTACCTTCTTCTCCCATGGGGTGGTGCTCATAGGACATGGGCTCACCATGGTAGTTATCAGCCTTAGTTACTGCCTTGGCTTCCTCAGCCGGGTGGACGGGCATGTTCTTGTCCTTGGCTATAGTTTTGGAAGCACCCTCGGTTTCGTCGAATGGGTTGGTGAATGGTTTACGGCTTTTTATAGCCTCTTCCGTTTCCTTAGAATTAAGCGGTGCCTTACGTTCAGCAGTACGCCGTTCTTCTCCTGCGTACTTTTCCTTGGCAGTAGCTGTGGCAGCTTGTGACCCACCGCCAATCTTAGGATTACCGTGCTCATCAACGGGACCGCGTAGACGTGGGAACATCTTCTCCGCACGTGCTGCACGCCCTTTGGAAGACGTATCTGCGCCTTGGAATAGACCTTCCTTATCCGCCTTCTCTGCTGCACGGCCTAGGTTGATCTTTTCGTCATCGCCCATCTGTTCGGTAACTTCCCGCGCTAATCGGTCACGCTCAGTGCGATGACGGCCTTCGTCACGTGCATTGAAATCATACTCGTCAGGATTCAAGCCGTGCGCCTTTGCGAGCGTACGAAGTTTCTCATCGGACAGTTCGTTGACCTTCTGCTGCACGGCAGGGTGATACTCTGCTGCACTCTTTGCAGGTGTGCGGCCTTCTTCTCCAGCTTTTACAACTTCTTCTGCTTTGGGAGTATAGCCAGTGGGCTCTTCCTTGGGAAGAACAGGCTTTTCCTCGGCCTTGGCAACGGGCGGCTCAGCAGGCTTCTCAGCAACTGCTGGTGCCTTCTCGGCAACAGGCTTAGCTGCTTCTCCCGGCTTCAACGCTTCCTTCAGTTGCTCGCCTACTAACTTCTTAGGATTCGTTACAACCTTTCCTTCTTTAGCTTCCAATGCTCGCAGCGCGGCCTCATCCGTCATCTGTGGCATTCCCGACTTCGGTGCCTCTTCAGGCAACCTCATCTGTGGCATTCCCGGCTTTTCTTTCTCTTCCGTAGCCTTTACTACATCCTCTAGGTTCGATGAGCCTGTGGGAGGATTGGCACCTGCGGTGAGTTGCCGTGGCTTGCCCATTGTGCCTTGCTCATCGGGAAGCTGCATGCGTCCTATAGGAGTGCGCGGCTGTTCAAGCAGAGGCTGTGGCACTACCTCTGGCTGAACCTGTCCTGGGACTTTGACGTTCTCGGGTGCAGCGGCTGGCTTAGGAGCACCAGGGCGCGGCATTGCTTCAATCTGCTCTGTAGGCACCTCAGGGGCAGCAGCAGGGGCTTTGGGATTGGTGACGTGTGTACGCCGTGCATCCATCGCATCCCTATGCGTATCACGGTGGTAAATGGCCTCATTCAACTCGGTCTGTGCCTTGTCAATTGGCTTCTGAATTTTAGCGGGAGGCTGCACACCTTTATCCACAGAGTCCGCATACGGTAGAGCCGCCTTTTTGGCGGTGTCTAGTTTCTTCTGTGCAGTTTCCACGGCTTTATTGTGGAAGTCCATGGTTTGCTCAGGATGCACTCTGTCTAGCACTTCAGGCAACGCAACCTGACCAATTGCTCCAGTCAGTTCACCTGCGGCTCGTGGTGTCATTCCTACAATATCTTTGGTTCCTGCGGCGATATCCTTGCCTGCTTCTACGGTAGGTTGTCCGATGAACGGAACTGCTCCTACATTGGTATTCAGATACTCAGAAGCTGGTTTTGCTATGTTCTGAAGTACAGGACCACCCTTGGCAATATTCTGCCCTGCTTCGTAGGCTTCTTTTCCTGTGTTCCACAAACCTTTCAGGTATCCCTTGCCAGCATTGTAAACTTGCTCTCCTGCGCTCACGGCAGGGCCGCCTACTGCGCGGATAGCGTTCATGGGAGTTACTTCAGTAGCCGCTTTGGTTCCTTCTTCTGCCTCTTGCATAGACTCAGGAAGTCCCACGGAGTGTGCTAAGCCTTTTCCATACTCCCCAACATTGTGCATAACAGATGGCTGGGGTTTTTCCTCAGGAGTTTCTTTGAACTTGAAATCTGCTGGGAGCGTATCAGGCGCACTTGTGGCTGTACCTTTGGTTTGGAAAAAGTCAGCAGGTAATGTGTCGGGTGCCTGTTGCTGATCAGGTGCTACCTGTGTGTCTGCCATTTTTTCCTCTGTTCTTTGCTGATATACTCATTTTTAAGCGAGTCTCAGCCGAATGCTTTCTTCCTGTAGCTTTTAAACGTATCTTTTGATTTGTTTCTTCTGTTGACTTGTGCCCTGGTTTTCCTGTAAGGGACATACTTATCTTTTTTCTAGTTTCTTCAGATATGGGGTGCTTTTTGCCTACCAGTTTTAGCCTAAGTGCAGTAACCATTTTAATGCGCACCGACTCTGGTATGGTATAGGCTTTAAGAGTATCACTTATCTTTTTACGATGCTCTTCTGTTCTTACTCCGCCCTTAAGGGCTTCACTGATCCTTCTGCAAGTTTCTTTGGACCTTTTGCCATACATCTTAGGAGGATTTTCTCCACCATCTGTTAGGTTTCTTAAGCAGCCTAACCCTAAATCTTTTCTTCCATAATACCAAATTAGCGCTATCTCTGTTTCAAACGCATTGGTTTCAGACTCTGCTGGATAGATGATGATTCTACTTTTATCTGTAGGCTTATGAACACCATGCGAAAAACTAATGTAGGCTCTATTCTTTGAACCTTTTCCAACATAGTACGGAGTGCTGTCTTCTCTTAACCACAAATACGTGTAATACATTGCTCCTCCAGTTAAGGTCGAGAAGGGAGGTGTAACTGGCACCTCCCGACTCTAGCCCAGGGTTCGAGGCCCTGAGATTTCTTCTACTTTTGCTGCACCCACTGTTTACCGTCAAACGTATAGTTGGCACCAGCGTATTGATGCTTGTCACCCTGCTTGGGGGCAGCACCCTGCTCCTTGGCTTCATACGGCTTAGCCTTGGTGTAGTCAGCGTACTTTTCTGGGTATTTACCCATCAGTCCCTTGACTGTGTTCTGCAGTGCTCCCATTTGACGAGCGGCTGTGGCGCTGTCTGGAGTTGAACCTCCAGGCAGTTGGTTAACGATGGAATCAAATGCCTGCATTCCACCTCTACCCATCTTGCCGTTCTGCATCATCATCTGGATGACCATTGCCTTGTCTTTTAAGGCTTTGTAGTCTGCGATGTAGTTCTTTACGGACTTGGCTGTTTTTGCGTCCAGTGCATTGTTCTGCAGGGCTGTATCTATCATGTTGTTAAAACCTTCTGGAATAGGCAAATTCATGCCTGTGCCAGCAACTAACAGACCTATAGATGCTCGGTTCATTTCCTTAGTAGTAGTTTGAACAATAGTGCGTGCTGCTGCGTTGTCGAACACTTCTGGGTGCTCTTCTATGTCTTTGTGCAGAACATTCATGTTCTCCTGCACAGCGTTCATAGAGCGTGCTTCTCCAACGAGATTGGCTACGTCTTTTATTGGGATAGTTTGTGTACCTTCTGGCAACTCTTTTACTTTATCGCCAGTGGTGATTTGTGTCTGTCCCTTTTCATCTACGTAACTGAAGTGTTGGTTCTCCAACTTGTCAGCACGTGCCTGTTCGTGCTCAAACTGCTTCTCATCGGCAGCGTCCTTACGTGCTTGGTTCTGGATTGCGGTTTCTTGGTCCTTCTGGTTCATGCCACGCAGTTTAGTAGCCTCATCGAAGCGCTTATCCAGTTCGGCTGTAGTAGCTCCCTTAGGTACTGTACCATAAGTTTGCAATGCTTGTCCAGTCAACCCAGAGTTAGCAATGCGCTGTTGGTAATCCTTCTGCTGATCCACGTTGGCAGGTTGGTCCTTCTCTGCCCCTGCCTTGGGAGGCATAGGCCCTGCGAAGTGAATCTTGCTTGGGTCTTTCTCATCTACATACGCCTGTTGCGGTCCTAGTTCAGGATGCGCAGGGTCAGTTATGCCTCCCTGTGTGGCTTCCTTGTAGGTGTCTTGTGGCGCTACTTTTCCTGCTTTATTCTCTTCAGCCTCACGTGCTGTGGCTTCTTGAACGTCGGCTTGCGTCTGCTTCTGCAGACCAGCTTCCTGAACTCGTTTGTTCAGGTCAGTGCCAGGGATTAGTTCCATCGTGGCTGGAGCAAAAACATCTCCCGCCAAGTTACCGAACTTAGAAGCGATGTGCCCCAGCCGCCCGAGCGCTCCTGGTCTGTTTCCAGCGGTACCCCATGGGTTGTTCTTGTGCAGATCGTTTATTTGCTCTTGAATATAATCCGCTCGAACTTTGCCTTCAGGCGTACGCTCTGCTAATGCATTGGCATGGTCTTGGTTCAACTGTGCCAGCTTAGCTTTGAAGTCTGGGGAACGCTCAGAGGTAGTAGTAGGTGCTGCAGGTGCTCCAGCAGCGGGTGCTGCGGGTGCGGCTGCCTCGGGGGTTGCTTCGCCCATCTTGGGGAAGCCACCCTGCTCAGGCCGTGCGAATTCCTTGGGGGCAGTAACGCCTTCGGTGCTAGGCTCTTCATTGATGCCTAACTGCTTAGCGTGAATCTTTGACATTCCAAGTTGCGTCAACCCTTGGATGCCTTTGCCCATAGCCTCTTGCTCGTCATGCTTAATCGCCACGCGCTCTTCGTGCGTTGCGGTAGGCAACTGCTCAGGTACTGACTCCTGTGTAGGAGCAGGAGCAACTTGCGCACCTTGATCTCCATTCACTTTGGCTTCGGCTGCTTTCTTCTGCTCTGCTTCCACCTCTGCGTAAGGCCGTGCTGGACTTTTGGCACTGGCTTCCGTAGGCATGACCGTAGGGAACGTCTTCTCGCTCTCCTTGTCATCCAGAGGAGCGTTGTCGATGTTCATCTTTGCCCCGCCTGGGTAAGTCATGGGTGTCGGTGCATGAGGTGCATCGCTGTCCATAGGCTTTATGCCTTTGGGATTAGGTATTACACGTCCACCGAAGTCTGCAGGCGCACCCTTCTCTGGGTGCTCTGCTTTGTACTGTGCATTCTCTTCTGGGGTGAGCACGCGCTCTCCGTCTTTTAAGATAGCTGCTTGGTGTTGCCCATCATTCACGTCCACGCTACCGCCGTCATCATAGACAGGAAGTGTTGATCTTTTCTCTGTAGAGTGATCCTCTTCCATGCTAATCTTTGGCATGCCAATTCTAGGTCGATTTGCCACAGCCTGAGCCTCGCCATAACGTGAAACAGGCTGTGCGTCCTCATAGCCCCTAGGAAGTTGCAATGTGTCATGCACAGGTTTTGCATCTTCATATCCCCGAGGAAGTTGGTAAGGTGCAATTCTCTCCTCATAACTAGGCTGTGTCTTCACTTCCCCACCGTTGTCGTAGACAGGTGCTCCCAGCTTACGCAGGTTGCTGCCACCTACAATGCCACCTTGGTCATACAGTGGTGCTGTGGGTGTCGGCTTAATCGCAGGTGTCAACTCAGGCAAAGACGATGAAGGCTTCCCTGTGTTCACGTCCATAGACTCATGCATGGTCGGCATCTTTGAGCCGTGCATCTGACGATAGCGTGCTGCTTCGTCGCGGTCGAGCACTCGCTCACCTGTCTGCAGGATCGCCACCTGATGCTGCCCATCGTTGATGTTCTTCACGTCGCCGCCGTTGTCCATTATTGGTGCAGCCATAGCTGGGGCTTGCCCAGGAGCATACATAGGAGTTGCCAGGGCTGTGTCTTGCACACCTCCCACGGAGCCTCCATTGAAGTCCTTCGGCTGTGGTTTGGCTCTTGCAGGGTCATTGCCATGCGTGTACTGAGGAATCTGTTCCTCTTTAAGATGTGGGTCTTCCTCGTCAAGAGATGGTGCCATCTTTTTAAAGCCTGACATGGCTACATCCCCACCATTGTCGTAAACAGGTGCCTCTGGCTTCATTGCCCAGTCTAGTCGTTTCTCACCAGGGCGTGATCCATAGTTGCCCTGCGGCATAGGTTCACTTCCAGTGTGCTCTGGCTCTGGAGTAGGCTTGGCTGTCACTGCATCGACGTTGGCCTGCTTCTCCTTGATGGCTTGTGCTTCGCCTTCATCAGGCGGGAGAGACTTGATCTTGCCCCAGTAATCCTTGACTTTATCGCCAAGTTTAGTTAACGTGTCTGCCATGGTCTCTCCTTAGAATTTGGCTGCAGCCGAAGCCGCGTTTGCTGCTGTGTTTACAATGCCTTCAACACCCTTCAACCATCCAGGGTTTAGTTCCTGTTGTGTCTGTACATCAGCGTTGGCTTGCTTCATAGCGTTCAACTGAGCGCCAGTGTTGACGCCGTACAGCCCTTGCATGCCTGCCGCGCCCTGCTGGTTTAGAGCCTTGGCTCCCATTACGTCTTGCGCTGCGATACCTTCGCTGGCTCCTGCTGCTGCCTTGGCCTTGTCCCTAGCCATCTCATCGAGAGACTTAGTTACGCCCGTAGCATTACCCGTGCGCGTGGCGTTGTTAATCAATGCACCTTGCTCAGCGCCCGTCGCTGCACCTGCACCGCTTTCGGCTGCGGTTAGCATCTCGTCTGTCTGATTAGGGTTTAGGGAATGCTGTGCGTTCATCTCTTGGGTGAAGAAAGGGTTTAGTGCAGCACCTTCTGTCGCCGCATTAGTACCATACGTTCCCACCGCACCCTGCGCTGCCGCTGTGTTGGCCGCTGCTAAAGGTGCGAACTTGCTACCGCCCAGCCCTATAAAACAAGGGAACACGCCCTGAAACATCAGGGCAAAAATTGTTTTCATCATTGCATTTTCCTTTATGAATATTGCCCTTTATTGTTGCGTTCTCTGTGGCGTAACAGGGCTGCGGTTCTCATCTTCGCCTTGGCTTCAGCGGTGTGTTTTCTACCTAACCATGTCTCACTTGCTCTCTGCTTTTGTAGCAAAGAGGTATGCTTGCCTAGCATCTTCGTGTTCCCAAGTTGTGCGGTGTGCATTTTTAATTTAGATGCAGAAGTATGTCTGTACCCTACCGCGCCTTCTCCACCAGAGGTGATATTGTAGCCTTTTTCTCTGGTTTCCAAAGTTTTTATGAAGTACTTTTCTTTCTTATCCATATCTGTCTTGTTCTTACAGACAGCAAGTACTTCTACCGTGAAGTTATTCTTACCATACTTCACGAGTGCTCTACTGATCTTGTAATGACGTTGATTATTTGCCCGAGCAGACTGGTAATGTTTTTGCCAACGTCGTTCTAGTGTTGACGTAGTTTGCCCGACGTATTGTTTACCGTTCACAGTGTTCGTTGCCAAGTAAACAATCATGCTATATTCCTTTTCGGACCCGGTGCTGGTCTGTCTAACACAACACCAAGCCCCGACCCACCCTGCTGTCCGTTGGGACTTGCTGTGCCACTTCCTGCTGATGGCAGGAGCGATGTTTTACTAGCACCTGTCATCTGAATTCCTATTGCACCACCAAGGTTGCCGTGAACCTTGGGTTTACATGGGTTTGACCCAGGCATCTGCGCGTAGCTTCTTAGATAATATGTTTGCACATTTCCTGCGTTGTCCATCTTAGGTAGCGTAAGAAATGCGCTACGAGATGCGCCATGGGCAACGACGTGTGGTGCTGGGAAGTTTGGATCGGTGTCAATCTCACTGAAGTAATGAATGTTCTTCTGTATGGCCTGAGAGTGTTGAAGGGTCCAGTGAAGTATCTCTGAAGGAGCTGTCATAATGCCCCCGGACAAGGCTCCTTGTACGTTAATTGCATCAATCGGAGGAGGAGGTGATACTTTACCTACAGCAGCTACACCAGCGTTCTTGGCAAGGGTGTTCATCGCAGTTATAAGCCTACCAAACAGAGAACCTGCATAGGCATCGCGTTGGTTTATGTACGCCAATTCACGACCACCTTGTACCTGCTGATTTTCACCTTGTGCCATTGAGTTCTCCCTCTACCTAAAATCTGTGCTCTTTATTCCTTTGCTAGAATTGCAAGGTCCGCAAAGAGGTTGAATGTTGCTAATATTGCTCGATCCACCTTTGGACACGGGGATCACGTGGTCTGCTGTGAGTTTCCTACGTTTTCCACAGCACAGGCAACGGTTGTGGTAATGCTTACACAGAGCGTTCCACTCAGCGGCGGTGAAGGAACCACCGTTGCTCTTCTTAGCAGTGCGATGTCTATGCTGCGCAGCTTTAAACTTGTCAGGGTTAGATTTCACCCACGCCTTGTCAGTCGCAGTTTTTCTCTGTTTGTTCTTCTGCGCCCAAGTCTTTGCTTGCAGCTTTGCAGGCTCTGGGTTTTTAGCATATTTCTTTCTGCGCGTAGAATTGAGTCGATCTTTGTGAGTAGCATAGTATGTTCTTTGTCTTTTAACTGCTACAACACGGTGTTCTTCTCTGTACCTTCGTTGCTGCTCTTGGTACTTTTTGGTTCTAGCTCTTTTTCTATTTCTTTGTAGTTCTTTTTCTTCTCTACACTTATCGGAACATAATTTGCCGCTCCGATATGCTTCAAACTCTTCATTGCAAACTGTGCACTTCTTTAACATAGTTTCCTCCGTGAAAGGAATTTGCAGTGAGGCGCAGTTCACGGCTGAGCCTCACTACAATCATTATACCAGTTTCCTAGTATAAAGTCAAGTCTTACACAATACCTGCGTTCCCACCGCCCGTGGGATTGAGCGTAGAGTGCGGATCGGCTTTTCCAGTAATAAGTATCTTACTAAGATTAAACCAACTACCAACCGCAAAACTGCTCACCTCCACAAACATACGATTACCCGCTGTGTTAATTGGGCGGAAGTAGTCATCCATAGCAGGATCAACCAATGGTATGCCCACAGGCACTGTATACGGGAATTTAGGATTGAGAGTGTTTGGCAACATTCTAATCTTTGCGTTGGTTGCCGTGCTCTTGTACAGTTGTCCTCCTGTGATGGATGTTTGGAAAACAGTGTATAATTTACGATGGAATCCAAAGATCGGCAGCGTTGCAGCCTTAGCCGCATTGACGAACCCGTACGTAGTGTACAAGCTGTTAATTGGCTGGCCGTCATCAGAGTACTTGTTCTGATCCAACTTATAAATCTTGGAAGATGCGATACCATTGCAGATGTACAGAGGAGTTGACTCTCCGTCCTGCTGCATGATGAATTCCATGTCTGGGGTTGCGATGTTCCAGATAGTCCATTTCCGCTTCATGTCAACTGCTGCCAAAGTGCCGAACATCGTAGTATGGACTTCGGGAGACATCATCATTTCTTTGATGTCAGCTAGTCCTTGATAGTTCATCATCAGCATAACGTTTGGTGAATTTGGAGTTGGATTGTATGGAGCCGCTGGCAACCATTTTACCGAGGGGAGCGCTTTGCTTGTGGCAGGGTCAGTCCCTGTGGGTAATGGAATAGCAACATAGAGACGCTTGGATACCACGTCGTTGCGTAGCACGATGGTGTTCCCTGCGTCCCAGTTGATGCACTCCCAGAGATTCCACAGTTCCTGTGATATCTTCGTAGGTTGTCCACCGTCGAAGCCATAGATGCCAGAGCGACATGCGGTGATGCACCACTCTTCTCCTGTGTCATAGGAGTTGATTCCGATTGTCCCTACTTTATTCGAGACCTCGTTAAGCCCCCAACCTCCGGGTTCGGAGTTTGGATTGTCTTGAGTGGAGTACCAGCTTTGCGTCTTCAGCAGGTACAACAGGTTGTGCATCACGAAGGCCCCCATGCACGGCTGTGCATTCTCGGAGGTTGTGTCTATGATGCCGCCTGTACCTGAGGCGTCGATTGCTTCGGGCTGGTTCGCATAGGAGCCGTACACCTGCGCCTTTAGGTAAGGCGTCAGTGTCTCGAACACTTCGATGCGATCAACTGCAAGGTCCGCTCCCGCTGCCATGTTCGTCCCATACACTCGAATCTGTACGTTGGGCGATACTTGGTTCAGGAATGGAACTGTTAGCAGTGTCCCAGTGAACACTTGGTCGTTAGTTGACATGCTTGAGAACGGCACGGTGAAAGAGCCATACGACGTAGGTGCAAACCCTGCACCTATACCAGTGACGTAATCCGTCAAGTCAATCACTAAGTTTCCAACAGTGATGCCCGAGGGTATATATGCTGACACCCTCACCGAGTAAGTGACGTTGGGTTTAAGGATCGCCGTTGCGTAGTAGTCTTGGTATGCAGTCTGCCACACCATTCCTGTGATAGGAGCAGTTGCTCCACTCACGTTCTTGATATACAGAGCATCACCTGTTATGGCACTGACAATCAGTGTCTGATCTACGCTGTTCAGTGTAGACCATCCCAAGGGTTGAATGTTACCTCCAGCGGCAGGCAAGTATCCTTGGTCAAACGCAAGGGAACCACCTGTCCACCAGTTGTCAATCTTGTTCAGTTGCAAGCCGTAGAAGTTGCGACCAACATATGGCACAACCCAAGCTGCGCTTCCCAACTCAATCAAGTTAAACAGATTGTCACCTTGAATGTCGATCTCTCTGGAATTCAAGAGAACTGCATCGGTGAAAGTAAACTGGATGTTGTCGGTGGTTGTGTTGTCGTTGATGATCGTAGAACTGTACGTCACTGGCACGCTGTTTACTATGTCCTTAACAGGTTGCATGATGACGTAGAAGTTTGCTCCCGGTACTCCGTTTTGTCCAGCCTCGGTGATGGCAATTCCCCTCGCCACGGTGTCTGGCGGTCCTATTGGAACACCTGAAAAAGTGAGGAAGTTAGAATTAGCCGTCGTGTCGAAGGTGACGGGGTAAGACGGCGTTGTCTCGTAGCCGCTGGTTGTGATGAAGAACACCACGGCCTGTCTGGTGCCCTGTCCGATGGGGGTAAATGCCCCGTTAGTAACGGACACTGAACCAGTAGCCCCTACGTTCCCGTAGATGGTGTTGATGCTGCTTCCATTGGGCACTGTCTGACCCGGATCAAACGTGAACTGTGTGCCAGATGTTGAGGCTTGTGCTCCCGACTGGGGGGTACTTGGAATACCTCCTGCAGGGGGTGTAAACCCTGCGACTGTAAACTGTGTTCCGCTGGCACTGGAGATGATGCCTACGGTGTTGAATATCCCCGGAGCACCAATACTATTGGTAGTGCCTGTGATGGTGACTTCTTCACCAGCCGCAGGTAGTACCGCAGGAACGCTGGTCACATTGTAGTCGTATGTTGCCACACCGCTTCCATCCATGGAAACGCTACTAATGCTCATCACATTGCTTTTTAAGGCTTGCAGAACTGTCCAAGTTTTATCCCAAGATGTGTTCACACCTTGTATGGTAAGGTTGCCACCCGGACCTAATCCCGGTATAGCCACTGCAGTAGTGACGGTTGCCAACGTCTGTTGCCAATGCCCTGTGTTGCCCGTGTTTAGAGCATCGCCCCAGTGCTGACCACCTACTGCGCTAGAGGAGCCGTATGCAATTTCAAACCACGGCACAGGTTGGTGCTCACCGAATCCCGGTATAGCAGTTCCAGTATTAATAACTTGGTATGTTCCACTTCCTATGGTGGTGGCTGTCGGCCATGCTGCAGTACTTACGATGTACACGTACGCTGTGCCATACGCCGCTATGGTGTCCAACAGGCTTTGGTTCTGCGGAGAGTTTGCACTGCCGTAGTAGAACCGTACCGTGGTTCCTGCAGTTCCAAACTGTCCTTGAGCACTCCACGTTGTGATCTGTCCATTGAATGGAACAGAACCAACTTGAAGTGGGGTACTAGAAGTGTTTCCATCCTGCACGATGGACGTGATTCCATAGGAGGTTGTCGGGACAGCCGTTGCTCCTACCAATCCGCTGCCGGAAATAGGCGTGTGCACGAACGACGCTGTGAAGGTTGTGCCAGATACTGGGGCAACGACTTCAAACGTCTGGTTGTCCAGCGCTGCTACGCCTGTCCCTTGAATGGTGTACAGGGAGTTGATGACGGGCGTGAAGCCAGCAACAGCAGTGAAGGTGAAAGTGATAACCGTTCCATCAGAAGAGTAATCCGTGACCGCTAACGTACCGCCTGCCGTGCTTTGTGATGCCACGACCGTAGGAGGTGCACCGGGACCACCTTGCGATAGGGGAAGGAACTGCTCGCCTCTGAAATAGACGCGGGGTCTGTCCGTTCCTATTGCTAGGTCCGAAAACATGATGTACTCGTTATTATCGGCTGTGGCACTTTTAGCAAATGAACCGGGGAGTATGCCTGACAGTACCACTGCCAGTGCTCCGGGGGCACTCGTTACGTCTTCCTTCCACATGAGCCCTGAGGCATCCAGTGCCAAGGTGTCGATCTGTCCGTCATCTTGTATGTATGACTTGACGTAGTTGAAATTGACTTGTGCTGGCGTAATGTAGGCCAGAACGTCTAGGTCATTGATAGAGACCGTGCCGCTATCGGAAGCTACAATGGCTACGCCGAAACTCGTGTTGTTGATGTCAGCGTACGTCCACGTGCTGCCCCATAGATCACTGGGGGCTCCCAAAGAGTATATGGTGGGAGTCGTGGTAAGAGCCAGCGTCTTTGGCTGACCTACTGCAATGCCGTTCTTCAGCAACTGCACACTCAGTGTGTTGGTCGCTGTGGTGAAGGCTTGGAATGTGACCCCGAAGCCTGTGACGCCTGCAGTCGAGGGGGCAGAGAACACATACCCAGTTGTCTTCAGTACCTGAGAACTTCCTGCCAAAGTGTAGTACACCGTGACTATAACACCGTTGGCCCAGATGAATGTCGATCCACTGGTAACTGCGGCTTTGACGATCACGCCTAGGTGCGTGCCATTTAACATGGCTGGCGTCAGCGTGGTGCCCCATTGGTAAAATGCAGAACCAACAGAGTACACTTTAGCTGAGTTAACAGCTAAGGGAATGTTCACTGCTGTGCCTACGGCTGTGTCTGTGTCTCCATCTGCCAGTTGAATGCTCAGTGAACCACCTGCATTCATGCTACCAGCGTACACTGCAACCGTTACGCCGTTAACAATCGCGTCGGCTGGGACTGCAAGTGCACCGTTGTACGCTATGAGTGGGTTCTGCGCCTGCCCTGCAGCAATGGTTATGCTGGCGAAGGTGTTGCCTCCGCTGGGGTGGTTCAGGAAACTAGGGTTGTTCCACAGTACGGTGCCGCCTATTGGAAGGCTGCCTGCTAGCAGCGGTACTTGAGATGTGACTACCGTGGACCCCGACAGTACCGTTGCGTAACCTACGGTACCCATGACATTGTTGGGCGTCTGCCATGCGTTTCCACCGCTCAGCGCAACGGACACGGCTGCGGTAGGAATGTTAGGCCCAAGGAACTGCCCAACGATTGACACGGCAGTTCCCGTAAGGTTAATGTACGTCCCTGCTGGGAGCGCAACGTCGGCTGTGAAGGTACCAGCGATGGCGTTGACGTAGATCACGAAGATCGTTTGCCCGTTCAGAGACTGTGCGCTTCCTGAGAATCCCTGAAGCACGAACCCTTCGTTCACCGTGGGAGTCGAATTTCCTGAGTACGAAAATGTACCAACGCTGCCACTGCCTACTTGCAGCATCGTGATGTTCAAAGATGATGCATAGGAATAGACTGAGGACAGGCCAGCGCGAGTGAACACGCTGCCGATAATGAAGTCGCAATCCCAGCACCTTGGGGAGGCACCTTCGGGAAGGTCTTGAGCGTTGCAGTTGGTGACCAGACCGCCCATCGTATCTAAAGAAGCTGTCAAGTATGTTGCGAGAAAATCGTTTCCATTTTCTCTCTTGTAGTTACCCACAAGTTCAGACTATATCATCACCCTGACGGGTGTCGAGTGCTTCGGGAACACTGTTCCCTACTCCCTGCTAAGGGATAGTCGTTGCACCTTCCGCTTACGCGGCTCGGCTCAGGATTGACCTATTACTAGGTGATTCCCTGAATTCTCTCGATGAATCATCTGCATATTGCTATACAGAGCGGCTATTTACTTCTTAGTTAACCGAGCTGTTCGAGGTTATGCCCCAAGGTTGCTCCATTTCTCCACGTATGATATCGCGGCTTTCATAATTTCTACGTTCTCTTGGAGATTTCCTATTCCAAGGTTACAGTTTCCACATAGAATGCCTCGTGGCTTTGGCGGATCAGAATGTTCATGGTCAGCGTGTGCTACGGCATGGTTGTGATCTTTTTCTCTATTCAAAACTTTTCCACAAATACAACACTTTTCATCTTGCTCTGCAAAAACAGCATCGAATCTCTCAGGGGTCCACCCTATACGTTTGAGTTGCCCTTTGCGTTTTCTCTTCAAGTACTTTTCTCTACGCACTGGGTCCAGTTTGTCCAAATTCTTTCTCAAAAACTCTGACATTACTCTCGCATCTCTTCTATTGCATATCTTGCAGACTCTGTGTTCTTTTCCTCGTTGCGTTTTGAGGATTGTATTTTCTTCTGTAAACTCGTGCCCGTGCATGCAGTGGGTCTTACCTGTGTTCTGGTTACTGTGCGTACCGCTTAGTGTTTTGTTTTCGTGGTACCAGTTCAGTTTGTACTCCCGCATTTCTTCTGCGGTCTTCTTTGGTTGCACGTTCATTGCTCCCTCTCATAGTAGGTTGCATGGGAGCGCTATGAGACGCCCCCACACTAGCGCTGGGTAATTAGTCCAGCGATGTTTTCGTAAGTGCATCTACGCACTCTTTGAATGTTGAATCAAGTGGTACTGGTACAAAGATCACACGGTCTGTGCTCACGTGTGTACTGTCATCTGCTGGAACGGCAAGGTACATATTGACCAGTCCGTTTGACTTCCCTTTTCTCAGCAAAACTCCTGACATCATAGTGCTCCTCGTTTGGTTTTTACCACGTGGTCATTACCGCTGAACGAAGCCAAGTGTTGGGGGCCACGCATAGGTAAAGCCGCGTAGAATCCCATGCGATCTGCCCTGCTATTCCAGTGGAAGATGCTGTGGCTGGTACATTGCTGGGTATACTGAACACTGAGCCAACGATTGATACACCACTTGTGGTGATGTTCAATCCAGCGAACCCGCCAGCTACTCCAACGTACAAAGGACTGCCATACACATAGCAGGTGTCCCCTGATGCACTTATGATACCTGCGTGCCCCGACTCGTTTGATAGGTTGAAGTTTCCAAATCCATCGCCAAGCAACAGAGCGTTGCCATTTCCATCGGACACTGCAGCGCCGTAGGTAGTCCCATCGTAGAATACTGAGAGACCACCACCACTGCTGGCCAGAGACAAAAAAGCATAGCCGTCTGTCATCTGGAACAGGTTTCCGAACGCATCGGTAATGGTAATGCCTGTTGCATCCGAAGTGACTACGTTGCCGAACTGACTCAATGAAGCTGCGGCTGTTGTCTGATACGTACCATCGGCAAAACGAACACCAAGTGTGCTTGTGTCTACTGCTGTGCTGCCCATTCTCTTGTTATCGCTCATGGCATCTGCACCAATCTGGCGTCCAAGTTGTACGGGTCATTCGTTGCTCCACCTGCGTACGTGGTGCTCAGGGTAACAGTTGTTCCCCCAAGTACCAACAATGGATATGTTTCCATGATGATAGTTCGGGCATCCAGAGGTAAAGTAACCGTGATAACCTCAGGCCCCAGTTCACAGGTGTAGTTGATGGTGGCCAGCACTTCGTGCCCTGCTCCCGACAGCCCCGCCGATGATAGGTACATAGACACGGCAACCATCTGTGTAGAGGTAGGTGTCAAAGAAACCGATTGTGCAGTAGTGGCGTTGAGCAGTTGAAGTCTCTGTGAAATGACAGGAACACTCGCTATGATGCTGTCCAGAATGACAAAGTTGTTGGCAAGTTCCGATGCCATGTCCCGTGTGGACAGTTGCAAATTTGGTGTTTCTTGCGAAGGGTAATACGGAGTTGGAGATGTAGTCGCAACTTGCGTATTGCCTTCTATGCGCTGCGTCTCTAAGTTCGCAGTGTTTAGCGCTGGTTGGGGTCCGTTTTGGAAACCCTCTGCCTCGGCCTGCGCTTTGGTCAGTTGTGCTAGTGTTAAGAATGCCATGTATGCTCCAATAGCGGTAGTGCCCCGCCGTACGCGCTGCTGGCCGCGAACTTAAAACAACAGCAGAACAAGGTCGCATCCGAGCGGTGACCTTGCGAAGTGTTTTCTACGAGCGATCTCGTCGTCGTCCCCCGACTCTCACGGGTGCTTGCTTTAGATTTTAGTTGTGTACGTTTGGGCGTATCTCACGCCCTGCTCGATTGGTGTCGAGTCCTTCTACAAGTTAACTAGGGTTGACCCCTGTAGCTGCCTTGGCTGCGGCTCTGCGGCACTGCACAGGGCTCACAGTTACGGTAGCTACTTTGTCTCCGATGTTTCCTGGCATGTCCACTGTGACTAGCACACTGTCTGCCGCGCCTCCAACGCCATCTGTGGCACCAGAAGCCCCCGTGATGGAGGTAACTCTGCCACGTACTTGTACTTCATCACCAACGGAGAAGGGACTCCCGTTGATGTCTCGTTCAGTTAAAGCCATATTATTATCCTCTCACCGACGTGCGGTCAACCCATGCTTCGAACAGAAGCACATCAGCCAAAACTCCAGCGGGAAGTGTTTGACTGGCTGAAAGTTCAACTCCAAGGTAAAGAATCTGGAGTGCATCAGTCGTAGGGCTGTAGTGGTACTTGATTCCAGCAGTGGTGCTCGTCAGCGGCTCTTCGCCGTACACGTCGCACTTCAGGAATGCGTTGACATCCACAGTGCGCACATCCAAGAACGGAAACAACCCGAACGGAATGCCGCCTACAGTGTACCCACCTGGGGTAAGTGTCACTAGTCCCCAAGCCCTAATAACTTTTCCCGTTATGTCAGGAAAGCAAAGTTCTGACAAAGTAGAGACCGTAGCCGCTACTGAGGAAGTTGTTACTGGGAATGGAGGAACAGGGATGACACCGCCTGCGGCTATAGTGACCGCATTGCCGAGCAATGTAACTGCTCCGGTCAATCCGATGGCTCTGCCAGCCAAGGATGCGCCTGTGCCTAACGACACGGACGCTAGTGCAACGACATCTCCAACCATCACGGCTGATGTTCCGATGGTGGCCGAACTGCCTACTTGCCAAAAGACGTTCTTGGCGAGTGCGCCGTTCGTCAGAAGCACCGTTGCTCCTACGTTGATGGTTAGTGCTGATCCTACTTGGAAAATGAAGTTTCCAGGTCCACTTAGGGTTAAGGTTCCACCCACGGACAGGTCCAACGTGCTAGACGCTGTGTAAGTTCCAGCGGTAAGAACTTGTCCAGCAAGTTGAGTAAGTATCGTGCCTGGAGCCAAGTTCTTATAGACGTTCCAAGCTGCCAGAGCATCAGTCTGTGCTTGTAGTGCAATTGCGTCGGTGATGTGTTGTACCGATGGGGCAACAACGATGCCGGGTGGAAACCCAGTCACCGAAGTTCCAGGGGACAACCCAAGGTTCCCACCTGTGATAACGGTGGCACCTGAGTTGGTAACCGTGGACGCTCCAAGGATCGCAAACGCATCTGCCGATGCCAGTTGTTGATCAATTGTTAAAGGCATGTGTGCTCCTTATCCCAGAACCGTGGTTCTGTTCCACACTGCCAAGAACAGCACAGTGTCATTGAGGACTGCCGCTGGGAGTGGTGTGCCAGCTACTAGCTCAACCCCATTGAGGGTGATCTGAAGAACGTCACCAACTGGGCTATAGTGATATTCATAGCCGCCAACCGTGGCAGTGATTACATCCTCACCCCATGCGGTGCAACGAAGGAACCCGTTGAAGTCAACGGTGCACGTGTCGGCATACTGCAGAAGACCCATAACGAGTCCCCCAGCAACATAGGTGCCTGCCGAGAAGATTACTTGGCCCCACGCCTGCAAAGTTTTTCCTGTGATATCTGGGAAGCAAATTTCCGAGAGTGTGATTACTGAAACTACGCTAGACATTTGATTTTCTTTCCCCGCGCTAAGGCGGATACGTCGTCGTTAAAATTGCCGCTTCTTCAGCGACAAAACTTGTGGGCATGGAATCCACTTGCGAACCTGCATAGTGTTCCACACTCGTCTTGCTTTGAACTCTTCCACACGTGGGTCTTTGGGCATGTTTTGTGTCAGCATAACCTTAGCCATTTCTATGCGATGGTCCATTTCCGCCATGCGGTTGTCTTCTCTACGCGCAGCGTTTTCCGCACGCATCTGGTCTTCAGCGATTGACATTGAATACCCTCTTCATCTCTGCAATGTTTTGGTCGTGCGGCAGACTGCCGTAGCTGTTAACCCAAGGAATGTACATTACCCACGCAAAGGGACCATCCACTGGGTCCACCCAAGCCTTGTCACGCTTAGGTGCTCGCAGCCCTCTGACCTTAGGTGCAAAGTCTTCTTGTCTGCCAGTGTGGATTACGTAGCGATTGTCATGGTGCAGTGTTATGCCGTCTTTGGACAGCGTACTGGTGACCCACACTTCATCATTGTTGTCTCTGGGCAATTCCGCAGATGCTACAAGCGCCAGCGACCGTTTAGACATCCAGTAGCAGAACCCGTACGGTACAGGGTACGGTCTGATGTCATTCCTGTGGCCCACAAAGTCGTAACTTTGAAAGTTTGACGCCAGCAACTTGTGTGGCACCACTACAACGTCATCGTCAATTTTTAGGACGTAATCATAACCTTGCGCCAGAGCCCATCGTACAATGGCTCTCACTTTGCTTGGCAATCCCTGATAGGAATCGTCGCAGTCTAGAAATACTTCATCCGCTTGGGGCTCTCGCGTGGATGGGCCAAGGAAAAACCGTACATCCGCTCCGTTGACAAGTGGCAACCACGTATCGCGTATGCATTGCTGATACGCCAAGCGTGTGTGGCAATTCACGACAGCCAACAAAACCTTCATTACCCTCTCCTGAGTCTTTGCGGTGACCTTCCCGTCCTTGCGATAGGCTGCAAAGGAGGAAGTGTTTGTCGAACCACAACCATGTCCTTAGCCACGTCTGCGGCTATCTGCGACACAGCCTTTATTCCCCATTTATTTTGGAACTTCTCTGCTCCTGTTCGGCAATCTGTGCCCGGTCCTGTGCGAGCAAAGGTGCTGCCAGCATTCTTATGTTCTACGGACACTTTTGAGGTCACTGCCAACTGGTACCCTGACTGCTGTACTTTCCAACAGTGCGAGTCATCATCATATCCGTAAGAACCACCAAACTCCTCATCCATGTAACCAGCTTTTTCTATGACTTCTCGTTTGATGTACACACAGATGTAAGCCAGACGCTGATGTGAGTAGGTGATGCCCTCTGCCATTGGATATAGTTGCAAGTTGTTGCCTGCCGCCCCTATGATGCGCGGGGAAAGTACGCCTATGCTTGGGTCTGAGTACGCAATCTCCTGCAGCAGTTCCCACGTGTTGGGCTGAAGGAAGCGCACATCGTCTCCACAGTACAGAATGTCGCTATCAGGCGCGGCGGCTTGCCACGCAATGTTTGCAAAAGCTGGGTTAGAAAATGGACCTTCACCTTGTATGCTTGTCCACATTACACCAGTGGGCATTGTGATTAGGTCACCGTCCCGTACAAACACCTTGGGAATAGTAGGAAGGTACTGGTTTGCACTCTCTACGAACCTGTCGAAAATATCAGGAAACCGCCCTAGAACTGCTATAGTCACTGGTTTCAATTTAGCACCCCGACCCTACGTATTGCATGAATGAGCCTTGATTTACCACACTAACTCTCAAGTAACCAAACTGAACAGATGTTTTTCTAGTGTGGCAATTAGCGCATCGTACTTCACACTTACTTATTTCTTTAAGTACGTTTTCCCAAGTGTGCCCTGCAATTACAGTAGAAATCTTAGGAGCGTTGCTCTCGCTTCTAGGTACAATGTGGTCAAACTCTAGAACTATTGGATCAGTTTCTCCACAGTCTACACATGGGTGGTTTTCAAAGTAAGTTATAAGGTTTCTTTGGTTTTCTTCCCTATGTTGCCTACAACGCACATTGTTCTTATCTTTGTGCTCTGCATTATATTTATGCAGGTAACAAGGAGCACACAGCCCTTTTGAATGGTACTCTCTATCGGGATGGCATGAGGCCATCTTCTCTTCTATTGTCGCTGGGCGCATAGTCCCTCCGCAATTGTCTGAGCAACGAAGTGCATATCCGCTGGGGTTAGACCTTGGTGCATCCCAATAAAGAACCCTTGCTTCTCCAGACGACTTGCCACAGGGTACCGCTCAGCAAGCCCTGGGAACAACTTCCTGTATATGGGCTGGCTCAACAACGGGAACATAAAGCGGGTTTCAATTCCCTTCTGCTCCATGTGTAGCAGCAAGGCGTCTCGATTCACCCCTGCCTTGCAGACAAATGGAAACATCATATACGAATGCTCATACCCTTCAGGTATGGTTGATAGCTGCAGTTTATCTTCGTATGGTTTTAGCAGAACGGTTAGAAGAGTAGCATTACAGCGTCTGCGGTTGATGCTAAACGCCCACCGCTCCAGTTCAGACAGGGCGATTGCCGCCTCTATCTCTGTGCAGCGGTACGAATACCCTACGCGGTCAAATTTGTAACGACGCTCTATCATGTTCTTGGTTATGTCGTCGTCATCGTCAATGCTGGTATAGATGCTGTCCCGACCGTGCGCCATGAGGCTGCGGCACAGTTCGTCGTACGCTGGGTTATTGGTTGTTACCAAGCCGCCCACGCCACCTACAATGAGATGCGCCACGTAGGTGCTGAAGCACGCCATGTCTCCAAACGTTCCTACTGATCTGCCGTCAATGCCAGCAAACATTGTTTCACATGAGTCTTCTATTACGTCCAGTCCGTAGTGATGGGCGATGCTCATAATCCTCGGCATGTCGGCTGGAAGGCCGAAGAGATGAACAGGAATAATGGCTCTGGTCCTAGGGGTAATCTTCTCTGCAATCTTGTTTGGGTCCATGTTGAACGTTACTGGATCAACATCCACGAACACGGGCTTCAGGTTATTCTGCAACACCACATTCGATGTGGCGATGAACGTAATGGCTGGGACCAACACTTCGTCCCCGTCTTCGTAGTCAAACCTGTGGCGTTCCTTGAGTGCTGCCAACGCGATTTGCAGGGCGGATGTTCCGCTGTTGCAGAACACTCCGTGGCTACAGCCATGCAACTTTGCAAAGTCCTGCTCAAACTTTGCCGTGTACTTTCCCTTAGACAGCCTGTTTGAGTCTAGGCAGTCGTTGACGTACTTCTTTCCTTGCTCGCTTATATTGAGTTGCCCTAAAGTTATCACTGAGTCGTCTCCTACTAAAGGCGTTTTCTTATTTCCTCGTCAATCCTCTTATGAAGGTTGGTGTACTTCATGGCTTCGTGCAGGTTCTCGTCAATAGCATCAAGTTTTGTTGCATAAAAACTTGACGAGAGGCTCCCTAGGATTGCCATGAGTTCGTCTTGCGTTTCGAATGACAGGATACTGTCGGTGTTGAAGTATTCTCCAACGTTCGGACAGCCCCAGTATATCGGTACCGTACGTGACACCAAACAATCTATCAACTTCTCTGTAATCCAGTTAGTGCGCCTTCCGTTCTCCATAACGATTGCGTACTGGAAAGGGTACAGAAATTCCTTCTTGTCTTCTACATATGGAGGAGACATGTGCTTTGTTATGGGGACTTGCCCCACCTGCGCTGAGAGGACATTGAAGATGTCATGCCTAAAGTAATGTCCCTTGCACATCGTCTTGGAACTGGTCAGGTAAGACGCGGCAAACTGCTTCTTAGACACATCGCAGTCATCGGCTGGGTCTTCCGCCCATCGGCACGTTCCGAAGATGAACTTATGCGCGTTGTTTGGGCACCCTACTAAGGTTCTTTCATTCCACGCCAAGATTAGGTCGTAGAACGTATGCCCATCGAGTAACGGCTGCTCTGTAGGCACGATGTCAGGTGGCTCCAGTTGAAAGAACACCTTGTACTCTGTGGTGTCTGAAAAGTCGAAAGTATCTGTGGCTATGGACACGGGTCTAACTTGATCCGCAAAGTGGTTGTGCAGAGTTCCGCCTACGGTTTTAACTTTGAACATTTTTGTACCACTCCACTGTTTTCCTGAGTCCTTCTTGTAAGAACGTTGTAGCCTTGAACCCAAACTGCTCTGCGCGGCGTGTGTCGAACAGTCTGCGTGGCTGCCCCTCTGGTCTGGTTGTATCCCAAACGATTCCACCACGAAAGTCAGTTGCGTCGGCTATGGTGTACACGAGGTACTTAATAGTAGTCTCTATCCCCGTGGCTATGTTGACGGGTTCTTCACCGTCGTACTTCTCGGTCGCCAGAACAATGGCTTCGGCGCAGTCCTCTACATACAAGAACTCCCTAGTAGCGCTGCCTGTTCCCCACACTGCCAGGGTGCGTTCGTTTGCTTTGGCGTTTAGGCACTTTCTTATGAGGGAAGGGATGACGTGCGAGCGCTCTGGGTCAAAACTGTCTCGTGGTCCATACATGTTCACTGGGATCAAACCTATGGCGTTCATGCCATATTGCTTGCGGTACGCTTTGCACTGTTCCAGAAGGACACGCTTAGCAATCCCGTAGGGAGCGTTGGTACTCTCTGGATAGCCATTCCAAATGTCTTCTTCTTTTGCTGGTAAGGCCACGTTAAGTGGGTATGCACAAACGCTGCTAATCGCCACGAACTTTTCCACGCCATACTCTCTGGCCCCTTCGAGCAATTCCAATCCCATTGTTAGATTGTCATACAAGAATCGCGCTGGGTTTGCAGAGCACGCTTGTATGCCACCGCACATAGCGGCTGCGTGTATCACAACATCTGGGCGATACGCTCGGTACATCTCGCAGACTTCTTCTCGTCTGCGTAGGTCAAACAGGGAGTGTCTTACAGAAACTACCTCTGCTTCACGCTCGCACAGCTTATCAACTACATAAGACCCTAAAAAACCGTACCCACCAGTAACCAGTACACGTTTATTTGAAAGATCAAGCATGTGCAGCCTTCTTCCACATTTCCTTAGCGGCTATTCCTATTTTTACTTTAGCACTTTCACTGTGTCTGTAGCCTGTCTGATTTGGTGGTTTTATATTTTTTGATCTTAAAGTTTGCCTTATTCTTTCCTTGTGCTCTTCAGACAGTGGTTTACGTAGGGTTTTTGATACCTTTAACCCTTTGTTCCAAGGCACTCTTCCTATACCATAGTGCCTACCTTTTAGACCTTCTGCTATTCTTTTTTTGGAATCTTCTGTGTGTCGTAAGCCTGTTACTCCATCACCGCCGTCCGTGTGGTTTACTAGTATTCCTTGTTTTGTGTCTTTTCTTCCGTAGTAAGAAATTAAGAATCGTTCTGCAAAAAACGCATCTTCCTCTGAATCGAATTCTTGCACTATTATTCTATCTTCAGTAGGAGGTTTTAATTTTGACTTAATACCTCTCCAATGGCTACGATTGCCGTGACCTTTTCCTACATAATATGGTGTTCCGTCTTCCCGTAACCACATATATGTGTAAAATTTATTCATTTTCTGAGTTCCTTTAAATCGGCTTCGACCATCATGGTTAACAACTCATCCCATTTCACTTTAGGTTCCCACCCAAGTTCTCTCTTAGCTTTTGAAGCATCTCCCTGAAGTATATCAACTTCAGTAGGTCTAAAGTAACGCTCATCTATACCTACGTACTTCGACCAGTCCAAACCTACGTGATTAAATGCCACTCCAAGCATGTCTTTTATAGAGTGAGTCTCTCCGGTCGCTAAAACGTAATCGTCAGGCTTGGACTGTTGCAGCATGCGCCACATTCCTTCCACATACTCGGCTGCATACCCAATATCGCGCCTAGCATCTAGGTTACCAAGAAGCAACTTATTTTGCAACCCTAGTTTTATACGTGCCGCAGCAAGAGTGATTTTATGCGTCACAAAAGTCTCGCCACGCCGTGGGGATTCGTGGTTGAACAAGATACCGTTGCAGGCAAACATGCCCTGCTCCCTAGCGTTCACTGTGTACCAGTAGGAAAATAACTTAGCTACTCCATAGGGCGATCTGGGGTAGAATGGCGTAGTCTCTCGCTGTGGGGTCTCCAACACTTTGCCGAACAGTTCCGAAGAACTGGCTTGGTAGTACCGCGCCTCTGGGCAATGCGACTTTACTGCCTCTAAGAGCCTTAGGGTTCCCATGGCGTCCACATCCGCCGTATACTCGGGGCAGTCAAATGACACGCGCACGTGCGACTGCGCACCAAGGTTGTAAACCTCTTCAGGCTTCACCTTGGAAAGAAGGGAGCCAAGTGCACTGCCATCACTGAGGTCACCGAAGTGCAGATGCAGTTGGTCAAAGATGTGGTCAATACGCTGCGTGTTGAGGGAGGAGGAGCGGCGCACGATGCCGTGCACTTCATAGCCTTTGCTAAGCAGCAGTTCTGCTAAGTAAGAGCCATCTTGGCCCGTAACGCCAGTTATAAGTGCTTTCTTCATACCTTCTCCCGAGTAGCACACGACTTGTGCATGAGGTGGTATTCTTTTTCTCTAATCTCTATGTGTGCCTCTGGTGTTGTTACAGGTTTAGAGCAGAGCACACAACGTCTTCCGTGCACATGGAAGTACAACTCTAATGCCATTTTCTTCCACTTCATAATCTGAGCCAACGATCTGGGACGATATCCGCTGCGTCTTCGTTTCCTGTTCTGAACCACTGCTTGGGGGCTATCACTGTCCCTGTCTTGTCGGCCCCTAGCCACGCGCCCCACCATGAAAAACTGCTATTGGCTATGATTGCATCCTTGCATTTGCTCATCAGCCATATTTCTTCGTGCGGGGTGCACTGTACTTTTGTATGTGGAACAGGCAGTGTGCAACTTGGGTCATCTGAGAACAGGAAAAAGTTGTGCCCCTTGAACCTAGCTGCTGCACTTTCATAGTAACCCATAGGCAGAGCGCCATGCCTTTGAGCCGCCCACGTCAGGTAATCGCCACGTCGTACGTGAACCATTACACTGTTCGGAGTTGCGCTTATTTGCTCTGCAAACTTCTGGGCCGCTGCGCTTGGCGCGTCCCTAAGGGTCAACTCTGTTTTCAATGTATCTGCGATGTGGTTGAAATACTTCTCGCACTGCCAGTACCCAGCAAGAATTGAGTTCTCTTCTATCTCTGGGATTGGATCAAACCTAAGTGATCGCTCTGCAATCCAGCGCCAGCCTGGGTGTGGAATGACGGGAAGAGTAATGTTGAAGTGGTTTATCTGCAAACCGTACTGATTGCAAGCGTCTGTAAGGTTCACATGGTATCTTCCTACCAACGAGCGTGCAAAGGCATACTGGAAAAGTTGATTGCCTAATCCCCCGCATGTGTTTACGGTAACCATTCTGAGTCCTAACTGTTGATTGGGCTGGGCCAAGTTACATGGGACCATACCCTGTCCGCGTGGTCGCGGTAATACTGTTCCTCTTCTGAAAAAGGTTTTTCTAAGTACCATGGAGTGTGCTCCACAACGTACGGCATATCCATACGAAGGTTCTGCCATCCAGCGCCTACCCACGGGGAGTATGCGTTGTAAATTGCAAAGGTTGTGTCCAACGGCGCATTGAATGCTCCCGAGGAGTGCCTACGCTTCCAGAATACACCTTCACCTTCCCAGCCTTTTCCGTCTCCGTTAGTGATGAAGTCCCTACTTAGGTCTGGTATGTTGTCGAGCCGCAGTCCGGGGCCAACCTTGCCGCAACCGGGGTTCTCCGCAAGCAGACTCAAAAGCCTATTTACAAGGTCCAAAGGGCAGCACTCGGACGGTACAAGGTCCGAATCCGTCACCACATAGGGTGTTCCTTGCGTTTCCTGCCTGTTACAGCCCCAGAAGCCCCACGGGCCTAGATTACCCTGCTTTACAACTTCTACGCCCTCTGGGGGCTTGCTGTACCATTCTAGGAGGGGTCCGTAGGTACTCGCGTTGTCCAGAATGGTGACATTCTTAGTTCCTGACTGAAGCAGCCATTCTGTTAGCGCTTTGGTGCTTGCCAACCTATCGCGGTTGTTGATGTACACAGGCACTTGCGAGGCTATGTCTCTCTGTGCTGCGGGTGCTGGCGGTACGTCCACGTTGTTTGTGGCACGTAGGCGAACCTCGCCCCTGCTAAAGCGGCTCTGAGCCATAGGTGCTGATCCTCTCCTGGGTAGGGTTCGGATTGGAATCCTCCCACCTTTTCAAACATGCTGCGCCGCATTAGTACGGTCACGGGTATGTAGTTGGCTTCCTTTACGGCATCGTAGTTGAATTCTCTAGTGTTCCACGTTTTGGTAAAGCCTTCTTCTTGGCAGTTGGAATACACTACGTCGGCACCGTTGCTAGCAGAGACCAGAGTGGCAATATGATCTGGCAGGAGGTTGTCATCGTCATCACAAAAAACCAACCAATCGTATGACGGCTCTAAGCCTCTAACAATCCTGTTGCGAGTCTTTGCGGCTCCTTCTTTTTCGGAGTCTACTCCTATTGCGTGAAAGATTTCACCTTTCCACGTCTGCGCCAGCACAGACTGCTTGCACTCTTCCAACAAGGAGGTTCTACTGCAAACGGTAGGGGTGATCACTGCTATTTTGTTCACACCGTCTGTTCTTCCTGTTGAATCAAACATCTCGTGCTCCCAGTCGTAAAACTCACGTATATCTTCATTGTGAAACCCTGAGACGGTGCTAGTTAGTCCTCGTGTCCACTCGTTGTGCTTGTCGTACATCCAAGACTTATCGAACTTGGCGGGTGAGCCTTCTACGTAGTTTGTACGAGACAGGTGTATGCTTATGGTGCTGTTGCTTTGTGTTGGGCCTGTCCCATACACGTTCTCCTCGTAGCGAGTGTCGTGGTAGATTTTTAGGTCTTCATGGGTATACACTAACCCGCCTGTCCACCTGTCCTCTGCCCACCCTAGGACGTTTTGCGCTGTGGTGGTTGGTGTGTTGTTAGGGCGTTGTGGTGCTCTTGATCTTAGCGGCCTTCTGTTTGGCGGTATGACTACTACTGTGTCCCCCTTAGGGATATGAGCAGTTGCCAGCGGCCTGTAAGCCTTCTTGCTGAGCCAATACCCTGCGCCCCCTGTGCAGTATGCAAAACTGCCTTGCGGTCTGCACGCAAAGTTGCCTACGTAGTCGTAGTGTTCAAATCCACTTCTTAGCAGCCTATCGGGACACACATAGGTGTCACAAAAGCACTTGAAAATGAAGTCGTATTCATGCTCCGAAGCCCATTGGTATATGGAACGAGTTTTGTAGGTGACATTGCTGTAGTCATCAGGGACATCTAAGTAAACTTCATCGGGCAGGGTTATGGTGCTGCCTTGCCCCATGAAGATTTTGTAGTCTGCTCCCTTTATGCTAGGAAGCCATGTGTCCCTGAGCGCTTGGTTGTTTCCGTTAGTCCTGTACAACTCGCAACTGAGTACTGCGATTAGAACTTTCATTGCTAGTCCTTATGCTCCTCGTGTTCGGCAACCTTATCGCCAGCCTTCTGGAACATACTGGTGAATTTCATGACACCGTACGGGGATACTGCAAAGGTTGCCAATGCTCCTATGATTAGCGGCATACCTCCAACCCATACCTGTAACTTTTCCACGGGTTCACCCATGGCATGACGCGCTACCCACCAGATCAATGCCATGGAGGATACGCTCAGCCACGCGCTGATGATGCGTGAGGAACTGGGTCCGTGCTCGTCGCTAAACGCACGGCCAAGCCACGACCATACTTTTTCCATCATACTGAGTCTCCTTAAAACCCAAACAGCAGAGGCACCGCTGCTCCAACCCCACTGAAAGGGACAGTTACGCCAGTCACCCCACTCCAATCGGACATGAGCATATTGCCGCTGCTCATAAAAGCGTGGGTAGTTACATGGACCGTAACAGGGCCTGTTGCATTGTTTTGCGCCATGAATAACCAAGCGCCTGAATTGAAGTTGCTTATGGAATCAAACGTAGCAATTCCTACTGTGATGTAGATGTTTCCATTCGAATCTGTTATAGTTGGAGGCGTTGTGTCATTTCCACCAGTAGTGGCTTGCACAGTGACGAAAATAGCGTCTCCTGCTGCAACGTTAGAACTAAACAGAGCGCTTAGCGTAGTGCCGCTACTCCAGGAACCGCTACTAATACCCTGATTTTGCACTTCGACGGGCGAACCGTTGGTCGTAAAACTGGCGAACACATTGACCCAGTTTGTTGTAGACCCACTGTTGCCAGAAGTTGTGACGGAAGTAAGAGCATTGCCTGAATTGTCGAATTGGAAGTACCCACCGGAACCACTCCAACCACCGGGAGCAACTGCCAGCAAGTTATTTGTCAGGAACACCAATAGATCATGAGGGTTCTGCGGAGAGATTATTTTACTCACCTGCGTGGCGCTAACTCCGAAATTTGACAGGGCTTGATAGCTCATAGTTGCTCACTTAGTGTTACGGAATAGTTACGTTTAGGGTGATGTTCAACCTTGAAACTGATGTGGCCGAGATCAGATTAAACTGAATCTGGTCCCCTGCGTGGATTGCTGCGGAACCCCAGCCTGTCAATGTCAAATCTTCGTTGCTCTGGGCGGTCACCAATGTAGGCTTGTCCGTACCTGCGATAGAGACGGTAGTTGGGAACGCAGCGTAGGTAGAGCGCAGAACGTCCACCACTGCAGAACCACTGACATCTGCGGTTATGACCCAACCTGTAATTGTGCAGGCTACGGGTATATTGAGTTGTCCTTTTAACCCTGTACTTGGCAGAGAACCGCCCCCGTCGATGACATAGCATATGGCTGCGACACGAGAGGTTGTAGCGCCCGTTATGACAACGGTTCCTGCTCCAGCATCCGCCACGGACACGGACCCTGCACCTACCAAGTTCAGTAGTAGCTGGTCTGCAACGGAGACTCCGTTTGCTTGCAGAATAAGTGACCCACCGCTACCGAATCCGCCTACGGATTGGTCTGGGTACACCTGCTGTACGATCCCACCTAGAGCCACAACGACCGTATAAACCCCAGGCGTTGTGTAGAAGTCGTAGTGACCGAAGCCATCCGTTATGATGGGCTGCGTGATCGGCACAAGTCCGTTGGGATCGGAGAAAATCATAGCCAGAGGAGAGGGCGGCACTGAAGCTATATTCGCTGGTTGCGTACATACAAAGATTTGGGCACCGGGGATCGCTGGTCCTAACGAACTCTTGACCCACCCGTCTGTTCTAAAGTAGTTTGACATTTTCTATCCCCATAACCAGCCACACGCACATTTCAGCGCTTCGGCTAAACTTGACTTGCGTAACTCTTTACCACAGACCGGACATTTGCGAACCCACATAGGTACACCCATGGGACTCCTTTACCACGACAGGAACGAAAACTCGTTGTTCAAATCTCCGTCACTATTTCCAAAGGGAATGCGTGCAAAATCCTCGTGCTGCATTCTCCTAATGTTCGCATTTTTGAGTTGGAACATGTGATCAGCAACTGATGCTTGTAGTGCTGCCAAGCCCGGAGAGCCAAGCATGGACGCATATAAAACAGCAACTTCAAAAGCCAAGAAGTCCGTACAATCTAATACAGGCACATACGTAGAGTCGAAATCCAATGTTTGACTGAAGAACTGTGGCAATGCACAATAGTACCTCATGCGAATGTCCACGTTCTGCGTGGCTCCACGGAAGTTCAGGTTGTTGTTGCGCCATTCCCATTGTTTTAGAAACGGACCTTGCATAGCGCTAGGCAAGCCACCGGACGGTGCATCCATCCTATGGAAAACATCATTGCTTCCAGTTTGGCGCTCCCACAAGGATGTGGGGTACAACATATCCCCTGGCAGTTGGAAGTTGGGCCACAACTGCGTGCCGTCGAAGTACCCAGACGTTGACAGTACAGTTTGCACAGCAGGGTCCACCGCTCCAAGTCCCTGCGTCGGGCTGTTGATAATCGGAAGTCCAGTGAGTATAATGTTGTCTTTTATCAAAACAGGCTCACCGACGTTTCTCAGCATTCGGTATAGTTTTCTAATTGCTGAATTCAAAAAAGGCTGCATGAACGGAGCAACGGCGGGATTGTTCACGAGTATCTGGCCTTCTCCGGGAGTGTTTGTCAAACCTGCTTGCGTGTCATTGACAAGGCTACGTGCCAAATTTGCAATGGTAGCAAGGGACGTAGAACCACTCGCTTGTGGTAAATTAATAGTTGGAGAACTCATTTTGAAAACCTCTCTGTAATCTTTCTGCACAACTCGATGAAGTTCTCTTTAGAAAGCGCTTTCTTCATCATGTTTACTTCTCCACAGCATGCAACAGAGTTCTCTAAGGTATAACCTTTGGTGTTGTCCAAACGGTCTATCCCGTTGTACGTATACACCTCTCCCGATTGTGCCTTAACAATGCTGCTAGGAACTGTTCCTGTGTAATAGCATGGAGAAGAAGTCAACTCTTTGAACTTTTCTGCTGTCAGTTCCCAAATAAAACCTCTAGTCTTTGCATTGTTCTTGTACATTGCTAACAAGTGACGAAATGCAGAGCCTTCCTTCACAGCCTTTGAGTGGGCAATTCCTATATTGGCTCTGGATGATGCTAACTTTGCACATCCACAACTATTGGTTTCTCCACTGGTAAGGTTGTGCGCTTTTATTAGTTTTTCTACTCCACACTCACATCGGCACATCCAAAACCTACGCTCTCCTACCTCTCTAGTAAGAGTATAAAGTGCGGTCAGTTTTCCAAAAGTATTTCCAGTCAAATTTCTGTATTTATAACTTGCTGGTTTTCCATCTAATCGTCTCATGGTAGTTCCCCTCGTAAAGGATTTGCGGGACCGATTACGAGTCGATCCCGCGCTGCTTGGTAATGAACCGAGCAGGTACAAAATAAGCATAGGGGGAAGCGGAACAAAGTTGCGCCGTGGACTCAGATCACTGCGTTACTAGTTCACACTTCCCCCTAAGGTCGTAAGTGCTGAAATTACATGGCAAACTTAAAAGCCCACAAATTCACTGGACTCAGAACAGCTACGCAAGGTAGGCTCTTTTGTTTGCCAAGATCGTGTTGCTAAAATGTGCGCGGCTGTGTTAACCCAAGACAGGTCTGGGATGGTCAACACTATTATCCACCTGTTGGCCGCGACTTTGGCATTACTCTTCCATAGGCAAACTTTTAGTTGCCTTTGGTTGTTTTGGTGCATACCGCTCGTCTTCTGTTGCTTCGTAAGCCTGTGCGCGACTGCGGACTCCAGACTTGATGGCTGCATCCCAATCTCCAATACACAGACCGCCGCCTTCCATCGGATGGAAAGGTGCTCCGACACGCGCTGGTGAACCGCAACGTGGGCAGTTCTCCAAGTGCACTTCTTTCTTGTGCCAGTTGAACGTCTCGTGGAAGTAATCCGCTGCCGCATGCAGTGTTGGTGTAAGCACCGCAGGCAAAGCCTGTGGGTTTGATGTCTCTAGCGAACGCGCATCTGTCAATAGACTGCGATAATGCTTTTCCATGCGCCGCGTTGCTGCAGCCAACTCAGCCTCGGTTGGTTCCTCATTCAAGGACCAGAACACGCCTAGATTACCCATGTTCTGTCCCACAGAGAAAGAACCTGTGATGACAGCATCCTGATCTAAGGATAGGTTATCTGGATTAACAATGTCCATCGCCATGCGCCGTCCGTCGAGGATAACGATGTCAATGTCATTGGAGTCTACATTGCCCTTAGGCATTTTGAAAGGAGATGGCAACTTGGTAACGCGAGCATACTTCTCTCCCTCTTTACGAGCAGGGATGGTCATCTCTTTGATGATGGGCAGACGAGAAACTTTGTATTCCAGCTTTGCAATGTTGAATAAGTACACAAAAAAATCTGCTGGTCGGCTCAACATATAATCTGCTGTTGAGAAGTTCCAGTCGATGTTGTTTGCCTTAGTCATCGCCGCGCTGAGATCGCCACGGGTTGTGGGTGAACTGCATGTTGCGTCCATTTTGAGTCCTTCTGGCGCTGTGCGCCGTTCTGAGTTTTCTGAGCCTAAACTGTGGGATTTGCTGAGTGTGCGCTAAGCCCTCTCCCTAAGGACCGCGCATTGGTTACCATTTTATTCCAGTTCCGAGTCATGGCTTCAACCTTGCGGTCGATAATGCTAGTGCGACACCCTTGCCGTGCGTACGACACTGGACCTTTGAAAGCCATCTTAGCGTCTCGCATCACGTCCTCGATCATAGCCAAGTCTGCTGCATCGTCCTTGTCTTTTTGTTCCTTCAGTGCCGCCATGGTTTTCTCATAGGAGATTTCCTTGGACTGCATTATGATGGGTACTATAGTGTCCAGAACAAAGGAGTTCAGGGGCATTGCCTCGATACGCATCTTGCCATTCTGCATGTCACGCCAGCACATGTTGTACAGCAGCGTGTACTTTCCTGAGTACGGATATTCCCCTAACGTCTGCAAAGAAGTATCCTCGTCCCAGTTCCCTACGTAGTAGGACTCTGGTGTGCCGTACGCTATGGCGTCTTGCCATTGCATCAGCATCCACGACGGTGTGCCACCTCCTATCAGAAGGTCTCTATAACCTCGATAGTTAGGCTGCCCTTCAACGCTCCAGTCACCGCCTGCGCGATACACGCATTCAGGTTCACCGCCCATTCCCCAACGCACAATAAAGTTGGGAGTATCATAGCGATTAGTCCCGCCAATACGTGTGAGTTCTTCTTGGAACCATTCGGGGCATTGATACTGCTTGTAACTATCCGTTGGGCTGGACATCTGAGTCCTTCTTCATTTGCTCGCGCTGGGCCGCCATCTGTGATTTCTTCAGTTCAACGTAATCGTCAACCTCTTTGCGATCCACGATAACTAGCTTCTTCTCCAAGATGAAATTAAGCAATAAGGCTGCAGTGTCTGCCATACCCATCAGTTCGTTGTCATTTGCTGCTAGTCTCATGAATAACTTATGAGCCTCACGCCTAGACATCGGCTTATCCCAGTATGGATCGAACGCTGGCTGGATCGGAGAATCATTTGCGTCAATGATTAGGTTAGACATAATTGGTGACCTCCACTGGTTTGTAAACACCACGGATGTCCTGCACTCTAACTACGTCCAAGTCTTCGCTGGCTTCGAACTCTACGCCAATCGCATCGCACATCGCTTGGACTTGTGCATCAGGAATCTTCAGCTTCTCGGCATTGTATTCTCCAAACAGAACCCTGTCCCCTGGCTTGATGATGTCCGATAGGGGAGTCTTGACTCCACCCATGACTACGAAGTCACCAACCGCTAGGACTACCCCCACGTTTGAATGTTGTCTGTACTTCGCTGGTATGATGAACCCGGTGCGTTTGTCACGCATAGAGCCATCTTCCAACTGCTCCATGTTCTTGTCTTCTGCCACACGTTTGACTAGCACACGGTCAAGTATGGGTTGAAACGCTCCGTATTCCTTCTCTGGAAACTTAGGCTCTGCCTTCTTCACTGGTTCTGAGTCGAACCGCGAGCGGCGATCAATCACCGTGATTCCGCTGCCTAGTTCCTCTACTTCTGGTGCTACGTTCTTCAATTCGATTGCATCGTTCACCGCACTGCCACCTGCTGAGAATTGGGCCGTGCGAGCGCCTGCTGCGAGTTGGTCTCCACCTCTGAGTGTCATTCTGAGTTCTCCTGAGTCTTAGTTTAGTTACTCCCCGGCTCAACAGCCCCGTCCGTTTGCGCGAAAGGGCTGGGGGCCAAGGAAATCGCTCGCTCTAGCGCAAACTAGGCGAGACGAAGATCATGTAAAAACAAAAGGCACTGCTCAGTTAAGAGCAATGCCTTGGGTTAAAATCGAGTTGTCTAAGCGTTTGGTCCGAGTCTAAAACTACGCCAATACGCTAGGTAGTCCATTGCACGGGCTGTCCACGTATTCCACAAAGGTTTGAGTTCTCCTCTGGTGTCTTTCAGTACTTGTTCTAAGAATCCCACCATGCGGTTGCAGTCTGCACAGAGTATTCCACGGTTGCAATTGCCACAGGTTAATTCTTTGTCACAGCATTCGTGATCATGGTCCACCGCCATACGGCGCTTGTCATCTCCCTGCCTTGCTGGGCAAAGAGCACAGTGGTCACCTTGCTCTTTCAACTGAGTGTCATATTGCTCAGGTGTCATCTTGTGGCGTCGTTCCAGTTGCTTCCTACGCCCATACTCAGGTGTGTACCATTTACCTGTTGGTAGTGTTGCTTCCCATGCTGCTGTCGCCTCTTGTGTCTTGCGGCGAAACTCTGGGTCTTCAGCGTAGCGTTTCCTGCTGTTTGTCCTTCGGTCTTCTTGGCTCTTGTACGGCATTTGTATTCTCCTAGAAAGATCGCACGGCGAGTGTTCTAGGCACCCGCCGCGCTAGTGCTGGTTTATAAATCCAGCAATGTCTTAACTACAACAGTATAGCACAAGATGTGTAGAGCATCAAGTACTACACTGAGGGATGACAGGTCTCTACACCAAGTCATCGAACTTCTAATACTATCTAAGTGCTTTAGAATCAATCAGATAGTAGGAACTGCTGCGTTTTGGATATATAAGCCAGCGCGTGGCGCAGCGTTTGCAAGATTGAAACAAGTGTTGTATGCAAACATCATTTTGTTACACGCATTGCGTGGTGCAGTCATTTCTGTTGCACTCTTACGGTTGTGTTCCCGTAATGTTCGGACTATTGCATCATCCTTTCGGATGTTTCTTCGCTTAGTCTCTCACGGTCCCTTTCGGGTTCCGCCTCGTTGGCATCTCAGCGTTCGAGTCAATCAGAAGAAATTTTACTCGCACATGTCGCTTTCACAGTTTATGCGAGGTCAAGTACGTACCGTTCGTGGTGTTCACGTCAGGCACTGGGGCCACAACGTTGCCGCCGCCGAAATCATACAGTTCCAGAGGAGACAACTCACCGATGTACCAGTTCTCCATTAGGAGAAGGTCCAT